TTTTTCCTCAAGTGGCCCTTGCGTCGGCCGATGAGATGAATATAATCAAGGAACAGGAGGACAAGACGATGGACGAACGAGCTGAACTGCTGAACATCATTTCCGACATCTCGAAGGACGCCCGCGGCTTCCGAGATCGGACCGACTACAGCGACTTCACGATGCAGGAGCTGAAGGACGTCGTGGACGGGTACTACCTGGAGTCGCTCCAGCGCCAGTACATCGAGGCGGGGGGTGTGGGCCCCGTCGGGCGGATGAACATCGCCGAGCTGGAGCACCGGCTCGCAAACATGAGGAAGGGCTAATGGACCAGAAGAGCGACACGATCAAGGCTATCAAGAAGGCGTCGCGCGAGCTGTTTCGCGAGATGCCGAAGGGCGGGCGCCACAAGTCCAAGAAGGACAAGGCGCGGAGCCGCAAGGTGAAGCACGCGAAGCGTGAGAAGGGAGAGTGGTAGAATGACGACCTTCACGACGATCCGAACCGGCCTTCGCCCCGGACGGCGAGGGGGCAGCTATCAGCTTCACAACGGACGACGTGCAGTCGATCTCCCGGAGCGGCGATCGGATCTCCCTAGTAGAATGATTTGGCGAACCGTGCTATAATGCACAGAGAGAGGAGGAACAGGGTGTTTGAGAACGAGATTCGGAGCATGGACGAGGAGCTGGGATTCTTTGTAGAGGATCAGGACAGGGACGGCATTCGGGAGATCTTCCGACGGGCAGATAGACTGATGGCCGAGATCGACCTCTGCTTCCCCGGCGAAGGGGACGATCTGCGCGACGCAGTCGCTGGGATCATGGACCGAGCGATTGACGCGCTCAACTGAGAAGGAGGAGACAGACATGAAATTCTTCACGACGGCCCTCGCGGGCATCATCTTGGCAACGGCGGGCTGCGCGACGCATCAGGTGGCCGCAGTAACTGGCCTCTGCACCGACGGGGCGCGGATCGTCGATCTCGACAACCGCACGCAGGTGGCCTGCGGGTCGCCGGGGACCCACGAGCTGAACGGGCCGATCCCGCTCAGCATCATCGAGGACGTCTGTCCGGCGGGCACGGCGTCCGCAAAGCTGGTGGCGAACGACGACGGAAGCATCTCGGTGGCTTGCACCGAGCACAAGGAGGACTGAGATATGGCGATCAATGTGACGATTACGGAGAGCGGTGGCGAGGAGCTGGAGAAGCGAGTCGAGAAGCTGGAGGCGACGGTCCGCGAGATGCTCACGGCTCTGGAGGCGGTCCTGAAGCAGATGGTGTTGTCCAAGGCCGCGAGCGGCGAGTTCGGCAAGCTGGAGCCCTGCGACTGCGGAGACCCCCAGTGCGTGAAGCAGCAGGCGTACGAGGCGAGCCAGAAGGCTGAGGGCGAAGAGATCGGCTCGGGCGGGGCCTACCTCTGATGTGGGAGACACTGGCGGCGATCGTCGGGGCGGCTATCATGGTGACCTTCCTGTACGTACTGATCGACGAGATCAGAATGCAGATGTGAGAGGAGTAATAGAATGAAAGTTCGATTGATCGGCAAAACGAGACACGGCAAGAACCGTGTTCGTGAACATGGTGCGTTTTGGCTCGTCGAAAGAAAACGCGAGACAATTCTTGCTCGCCCGGGAGCAAAAGGACCGTTTCTGTCTCTTCGACCAGCAAACGGTTCTGATGATGCGCGATGGGTAGCCGAAAACGACGATCCCAACTTTGAAGTTGAAGTGATGGAGGATTGAGGAGATGGACCAAGACGAGCTAGACGAGATCCTCAGGCTGCACAAACTCTGGGCCGAAGGAGCAGACAGTGGCAAACGCGCGAACCTGGCTGGCGCGAACCTGCGCGACGCGGACCTGACCGTCGCGGACCTCGACGGCGCGGATCTCCGCGGGGCGGATCTCCGCGGGGCGGACCTCGACGGCGCGGATCTCCGCGGGGCGGATCTCCGCGGGGCAAATCTCCGCGGGGCGGACCTGACCAGCGCGGACCTTTCCGACGCGGACCTCCAAGGCGCGAACCTGTCCGACGCGACCCTGACCGGCGCGTACCTGTCCGGCGCGATCCTGACCGACGCGAACCTGTCCGACGCGTACCTTCCCGGCGCGAACCTGACCGACGCGTACCTTCCCGGCGCGAACCTGCGCTCCGCGAACCTTCGCGGCGCGGACTTGTCTGACGCGAACCTGACCGACGTTCTAATCGACGAGCACACCCGCTTCTGAATGGGAGCAGAAAGGAGTAACAGAATGATGGACCAAGACGAACTGGATGAGATCCTCAGGCTACACGGGCTCTGGGTTGATAAAAGCGAAGGTGGCGAACGCGCGAACTTGGCTGGCGCGAACCTGCGCGACGCGGACCTGACCGACGCGGACCTCGACGGCGCGGATCTCCGCGGGGCGGATCTTCGCGGGGCAAATCTCCGCGGGGCGGACCTGACCGGCGCGGATCTTCGCCGAGCGGACCTTGACGGCGCGGACCTTTCCGACGCGCACCTGACCGGCGCGCACCTGACCTTCGCGAACCTGACCGACGCGAACTTGGACTACGCGAGCCTGATCAGTGCGAACCTGACCGGCGCGAACCTGAACGGAGCGGACCTGACCGGCGCGAACCTAGCCGACGCGGACCTGACCGGCGCGGACCTTCGCAGCGCGGATCTTCGCAGCGCGGATTTGTCTGACGCGAACCTGACCGACGTTCTACTCGACAAGCGCACCCGCTTCTAAAGGGTAGCAGAAAGGAGCGACAACATGATGGACCAAGACGAACTGGATGAGATCCTCAGGCGGCACAGGCTGTTCCTCGACAACGCCGAGGGGGGCCGATACGCAGACCTCGGCGCCGCGGACCTACAAGGCATGTACCTACCTGGAGTTGATCTGCGACGCGCGGATCTCGCTGGGGCGACCTTGAGAGGAGCCACTCTGAGGCACGCCGACCTCCGCGGCGCGAACCTCCGCGGCGCAGACCTCCGATGGGCTGATCTCTCTTATGCGAGCCTAACTAACGCAGATCTCTGCTGCGCAGATCTACGCAGCGCGGACCTCCGCAGCGCGGACCTCGTTGTTGCGGGTCTCCGCCATGCCGACCTCCGTGCAGCGGACTTTCGCCACGCTGACCTACGCGGGGCAGACCTTCTCGGAGCCGAGCTGAGCGGCGCGAAGCTCCGTGGGTCGAACCTAGAGGGCACTCGTCTCCGCGAGAGGCGAGATCTCATGCCGCCGAGAAAGGAGGACCGACTTGATTAACATGAGTGGGAGCGACATCGCGCTCGCAGCGGGCGACTACGAGCTGCGCCGTAAGCGCGATGCGATGAACGAAACATTCGCATGGGAAATCTGGAGTGGCGGAAGGCCCGCTAAGACAGGGATGTCTCTCGGGACGGCGTGCAGCGAGCTGGCGAGACGGCTGAAGGAGGACTGACATGGAAGACTACAGGAACGCTCTGAGGCACATCCTTTTCAATGGAGAGGAGCGCGAAGACCGGACCGGCGTGGGCACGCGTAGCGTCTTCGGGATCTCGATGGAGTTCAACGACATCCACCGAGAGTTCCCACTGCTCACGGGCAAGCGGACCCACTGGAAGAGCATCATCACCGAACTCTGCTGGTTCCTTCAGGGCCATACAAACGTCAACTACCTGAACGAGCGGGGAGTCTCGATCTGGGACGAGTGGGCGGACGAGAACGGCGAGCTTGGGCCCATCTACGGCGCTCAGTGGCGTGACTTTGGTGGTGTCGACCAGATCGAAGAGCTTCAGTGGGCGCTCGCTCACGACCCGTTCAGTCGCCGCCACGTCGTCTCCGCTTGGAACCCGGCTGAGATCCCCGACATGGCGCTCCCGCCGTGCCATAGGTCGTTCCAAGTCTACGTCAGCCGCGATGGGCATCTCGACATGCTGTTCGACATGCGCTCTGCGGACATGTTCCTCGGCGTGCCATTCAACATCGCGTCGTACGCAGCTCTGGCGCACATCCTGGCGGCTCCGATCGGGGCGCAGCCGAGGAAGCTGCGGGTGAACGTCGGGGACGCGCACATCTACTCGAACCACGTCGACAAAGCGTACGAGCTGGTCAACAGGCACTGGCCGAGCCTGCCGAGGCTCTCCGTGAACCGGCAGTTTGGTCGGGCGGGCGCGTACGAGCCGCAGGACTTCGAGATCATCGGATACAACCCGATGCCCGCGATCCCGGCTCCGGTGGCAGTATGAAAAAAAATCGGGCGGCGCGTAAAAAAAAACCTAAAGAACAGGTTGCGCCGCCCGATAAGCTGGATATACTGGCCGAGAACCAACACGGAGGACCCGAAAATGACTTTCCAGATGCCCAAGCACCTCATCGACGGCAGCCAGACGATCCTGACCCTCGCCGACTTCTTCGGCGTGCGGGATCGGGTCGAGGAAGCCGCTTGGTCGATGCCTCGCACCGAGCTGACTGCGGAGGCTCGAAGCATCTTCCTACACGCTCGCGTCATCTCGACGGGGCGGAAGGAGAGCTGCTACGGCTGGTATCAGCGAACCGGCGCCGAGCGGAAGATCGCACTGACGCACCTCCCGGTGTCGGAGATGGGCCAGATGCGGGACACGTTCCTGCACGAGGTGGCGCACCTTCTGGACGACCTCCAGAGGGGCCGAACGAACCACGACGCCAACTGGAAGCGGTGGGCGAGGATCGTCGGCGCGAGACCCGAGGCTTGCCACGAGGACCCGGTCTTCCGGGCCGCGATCAACGAGTTCCGCAAGCCGGTCGCCCAGTGCTCATCCTGCGGCCGCCAGTGGTTCCGACAGCGACGCAAGGACTTCACGGGCTACACGCACCTCAAGTGCGACGGCGCCAAGGTCGTCAACGTCTTCGCGAACCGGGAGGAGCGTGAGAAATTCTCGCACTATCTCGGAGGTTATGTCTTGCAGGGCTAAAGTCTGCTGCTAGACTGGCCGAAGAGTGACTCAACAACCACAAAGGAGACCCATGAAGAACCTGCACGACGACGAAGTACGATACATCAAGAACCGGACCGCTGGAAAGCGGACGGGCCGGACGAAGCTCCCGGCCGACCGGACCCTCCGGGGCCTGGACCAGATTCAGGAGTCGGTCCGAAATACCCGCCGGATGTGGCAGGCCGAGGTCGACTCGGTCCTGTTCTTCGACGACGAGGAGTTCACAGGGTGACGAAGCACGAACTGGTGAAGGCCGCGCCCAAGTTGCTCGACAGAGTGCTCGGGAATGACTACCGAACGAACGAGGAGAAGATCGAGTTCATCGACTTCCTCGAAGCCAGCCTCGGCCGAGTGGCCGACGCGCTGGAGGCGGAGGACGCGGATCTCAACATGCCGCTGGTGGACCTCTTCGGTCGGCTGGAGCGCGAGAGGAGCAAATTGAAATGAAACAGGCAGACCGGATTTTCCTGACTTGGTTCACAGTGTACGCGATCGCATGGACGTGGTTCATGTACGAGATGGGAGCGTTCCAATGATCAACATATTCAGATACTTCCAGCCAGCGCCTGGCGCCGACCACCACGAATGGCGGTTCACCGAGGAGCTGGGGTTCGCGCCCGGGCATGGCCTCGGCACGGCTGCTCCGATCCTCGACGAACTAGGCGGCTTTGAGTGCCCTCTGGACGTCGTCGAGGAGGTCTGCATCGAGGTGCTCACGACCGCCGACGGCACTCCGCCCGCGCAGTCCGACGTCGACCTCTGCGTGGTCGACAACTGGTACGAGTGCCACGAGGCGACCATCGAGCACCCGGCGACCAACGGATGGGTTCAGGCCCGAGCCTGCAAAGCGGACGAGTGCTCGGTGTGGAGCAACCCGATCGCGGTGTCGGAGCCGGTCTTCGAGACGGCCCTATGGCTCGGCGTCTGCGTCTGCTTCCTGCTCAACGCGATCCGACACCAAACCCGTTGACAACCCTAAAGTTCCCGTCTAAGGTATCCGAAAACGAAAAGCGGCCGGGGAGCCCGAGAGGGCAAGGTAGCCAAAAAACTGAAAAAGACGGCGCAGGCCGCGAGGGCTCCCCGGCCCTTTATCTAGGAGGTACACATTTGTTCGATTACGACGAAGCAAAGAGCATGAAGCTGATGACCTCGGAAGAGGAGCGAGAGGCCACGCGCGACGAGCTGGTCACCCGGAACCTGCGCCTCGCCTTTTTCATCGCGAACAAGTGGCGCGGCAACGATGTCGACTTCGACGATCTCCGGCAGGAGGCGATCGAGGGGCTCATGGTCGCGGCAGGCAAGTTCGACCCGGACAAGGGCCGGTTCACAACGATCGCGACCCAGTGGGTCACGCACCACGTCCGGCGAGCGGTCCAGAAGAGTCGCGTACTCGACCGGGCCATCAACGACCGCTCAGACGACGAGGATCGCCCTGTACTGGTCCCGGCAGCGACCTCCGGTGAGGAGGGCTTCGTCGACCCGGCGTGCGCCCTGGAGCGACCTGACGATCTGGCAGAACGCAGCCTGATGCGCGAGTATGTGCTCGCTCGCCTGAGCACAATGTCGGAGAAGCACCAGCAGGTGGTCAGCCTGTACTACGGTTTCGACGGCGACGTGCCGAAGACGCTGAAGCAGATCGCGGAGACGGTCGGGCTGAGTTTCCAGCGCGTCGCACAGATCAGGGCGGAAGCCGAGCGCGAAATCCTCAACTAGGGACAAGGAGAACCGAGACCATGCAGACCGAGATCCTTCACTGCGAGCCCATTGCTGAAAACGAGCTGACGCTGTGGTGGGGCGATGACCCTTTCCGCGAGATTGTGCCCGCCACCACCGAGGGCGTCCGGGGTTTCATTCACCGCACTTGCGGAGATCAGGAGATTGACGGCGGAGGGTTCATCTACACCTGCTCTGCGGTGGGAGATGGTTTCCACGATCGAAACCGCCGCTTGCTTACGGTCGAGGTGGATCGTCAGAACCGGCCTCATGTAGTACGCCTCTGGACCGAGGTCCACGGTGAGGCCGAGGCTCGGCGGTTGGAGGCCAAATACTGGCCCGAGATCCTCGGCTAGAATCACAATAGCCTCCGTGCTATAATGTAAGAGAGGAGGACAACATGGGCAGAGTCTGGGCGTACCTCGCGGGCGGCTGGGTGCGGTTCACGAGCGAGAAAAAGAACGATGATGGGCTGAAGGCCATGCTGTCCGCGAAGGGCTACGTGACCGCTGACTGGAACGACGGGCTGCGTCCCGGATACAAGCCGAGCCTCGATGATAGACTGCGGGCGATCAGAGGAGAGACGAACGGTGAATCACGCTGAACGAGTTGCCGAGGAGCTGGAGCGCCTGCTCTATCAAACGAAGCTGCACATCGAGCGCGCTGCGACGCAGGGGCTCACGGCGGAGCTTCACAAGCTGCACCGGGTTCACAGTCGCCTAGAGACCACCATCCACGATATGCGGATAGCGCAGGCGGGGCTCCGCTGATGCTGGGCCACGCAGTCGAGATCGAAAAGGGGATGATCTTTTCTTCGGACTGGAATGGTCCGTGGTACCGGGCCACCAAGGTCAAGAAGGGCAAGGTCCTGACCATCATCACGGTCGATGGCGGGCAGCGGGTTTCCTTTGACAACCAGACCGCGGTGCGGTTCGTGAAGCCTGGGGTCGACCCCCAGCCCGCGAGCCTGCGCGGGGATTATGAGCGGCCGGTGCCGCGAAAGAAGGAGGTGTGAGATGGACAAGACTGCGAACGAGATCATGGCCGATGGATACGCTGCGGCGAAGGACGCGTGGGCGCGTGCCCGGGAGTGCAGCAGCATCATGAAAAAGCTGGGGCCGACGCTCAAGGCGACCGGCGACTCGGAGCTACTTAAGACAGTCCGGGGCGCCCGGCGCCACTTCCGGCTGATGGCGGCCAGCCACGCGATTGGGCTGGTCATCGCCATCCCCTTCTACCTGCTCAACCGGGGTATGGAAACGATCGGCGTGATGCCATCGATCCTGCTCTGCGGAGCCCCGTTCGGGATCTTCCTGTGGATGCTGGTCGGCGACAGGGCCTCACCACTGGAGTTTATGGCGTTCACACTGGGCACTGGTATGGTGCTCATCTCGATCGCTTTCATCTGGTCTTACAACACGGACAAGGAGGACAACGGAAATGGAACGAACTGATACGGAAAAGCAGATCTTCTCGGTGATGGTGGCGATGGGCCTCCGCGACACGCTACCACTCTATGAGTATTCGCTCGTCGAGGTGATCGGCGACTATGACGAGTCGGACCCGGAGGAAGTGGCAGTACAGCTCGTGCAGGAAGGTAAGATGGCGACGCTCTGCTTCGAGAGCGAAGGCGGAGGCACGGCCTGTGAGGACGTCCTCGGAGTCGACCTCTGGAACGCCCTGGAGAACGTGTGGTCTCTTGGCACCTACGCGACCCTGCCCCACGGAGGCGCTGCGGAGATCGCAGAGATCTGCCGGATGGCCGCCCACGGACACCACATCGCTCGCGAGTTCTGCCGGGACGTCGTACACACGGCAGCTTGGGGGTACTGACTGTGAACTACTGGTGGCGGGTATACGCGCATCTCGCGCCGCTGCTACCGGGAACCGTGCTTCTGGCGAACGTCAAGAGGAAAGCCCTCGAAGACTCTCCCGAACCCCCCTTCCCGAGGTGGAAGGTGCCGCTCGGAATGATGAAAGGGATCTACCAGAGGATGGTCGAGAGCGTCGATAACGATCGCGTGCTGAAGCGGCTGAGCCGAGAGATGGAGCACTGGGTCAACGTGTACGCCCGGGAAAGGGGCGTGACGGAGATCAAAGCGTTCCGAAGGTTCTACACGAGGGGCCGAGACAAGGCGCTGAGCAAAGATGAGTACAACAAGCTGTACCGCTTCTACCGTGGGCAGAAGTGGGAGTGGAGGGAGGAGCCCAAATGTCTGAGATTGTCGACAAAGGACGGGTCGACGCGATCCTCGACTCGGGGGTGCGCGAGTGGCCCGAGCGGATCACGATAGTCGGATATGACTTCCATGGAGCGGACCTGCGGTGGGCCGAGATCCGGGACGTCACATTCCTCGATTGTAGCTTCTATGGCGCGTGGCTGGACGGGGCGGAGATCTCGCGGTGCCACTTCGACAGTTGCAACCTCCAGAGGTTGCGAGCCAAGGGCGCGAAGTTCTCGGAGTCCACCTTCGAGACCTGTGGCCTCCATGATTCGTGCCTGTCCGAAGCGGAAGCGAAGGGCTGCACGTTCATCGGCTGCGTGATGGTCGGGTCGGACTGGTCGTACTCGAACTTGCACCGATCCAGATTCAGGAGCTGCATCATGTCGAACACCGCGGCGCAGATGATGGCGGATGAGTCGCTGCTGTCAGACGCGAAGTTCACGATGTGCGAGATGGGCGGAATTTCTCTGGAAATGGCCGCGGGCACGAACGTGCTGTTCGACAGATGCGACCTACCGGAGGCGGTCCTGAGCCGGACCGCGTTCACGGGACTGGTCGTGCGGCGGTGCAGCCTCCGGTCGTCTTGGTGTAGGTTTGCCAGAACGGAGTCGAGCTGCTTCGAGTTCTCGGAACTCGTGGGGGCGGACTTCAGCGATGCGAACTTCCAGAACCATGATTTCACCGAGAATTGGGGCATGGCCCAAGCAAACCAACAGGGGATGATCTGGAATGACCCCTTCACGGAGGAGGATATGAGATGAGTCGAGGCTCAAGCATGGCGGAATGGTTCGCCAATAACAAAGCGGCGCAGGCTACGGTTCTGCGGTTCATCAAGGACCGCAAGGCCGGAGACCCGACGTCGGTGCTCGATTTCCTACATCGCCTCCAGCAGGAGCACGGCTTCCCCTTCACGAGCGAACCTTCACTGGTGCGCCATCTGAAGGCGCACGGGATGGAGCGGCGCGTGCTGGTGGCCGAGGCTCCGCCTGTGGCCGACCGCCTGGAGTGCCACAGCTTGACGCGCTCGCGCGCCAAGGCGATTCGCAGGGCTCGGCGCTGGATCGTGACTGCGGCGCAGAATAACACCCCGGTCGACGCGGAGTTCCTCGCGGCGCTGGAGAACTACGCTGCGGAGAACAAGGCAGAGATCATCGTCCGACCGATTCGCTACAAGAACCCGACGAGCAACGTCGTGCCCGAGCACGAGGTGCCGGAAGGCATGTGGTGGGACCCGGCGCTGGCCGCGTACCTTGTTGACGATGAGATCGAGCTGAAGGACGTGGTGATCCCGGACGTGCGGATCGCGGCCACGAGCGGCAACCCGCTGACCGGGCTCGACGCTCGTTCGGGGATGAAGCACGGGATCTACGGCGCGACCCAGTTGGCGATGAAGACAGTGGCGACGCTCTATGAGAATCTCCCGAAGATCCTCTACAGCACGGGCGCGGTCACGGTCCCGAACTACTCGACGACGAAGTCGGGCAACCTCGCGGAGTTCCATCACTCGATGGCGGCGATCATCGTCGAGCAGGACCGCAAGAGCCGGACGTTCCTTCGGTCGGTTACGTGGGACGGCGAGTCATTCATCGACATCGACAGGCAGTACACGGCCTCGGGCGCGAACGACGCGCCTCGGTGGTCGGCGCTGGTGACCGGGGACGAGCACGCGTGGTTCGTCGACCAGAAGGTCAAGGCGGCCACCTACATGGATGCTGACTCGATGGTCGCAGTCGGTTGCCCAGAGTACGTTGTGCGTCACGACGTTCTGGACTGCTACAGCGTCTCGCACCACCACGAGGGGAACGCCTTGATCCAGCGGAACAAGGCCCTCTTCGGATGGGGCGATCTGCGGAAGGAGATCGAGGACACATTGGATCATATAGCGGAGACGACGGTCGGTGACTTCACGAATCTGATTGTCTCGTCGAACCACAACAACCACCTGAGTCAATGGCTCGCGGGCGGCGAGCGTGGGGTCACCCCCGAGAACACCCTGCTCTACCACGAGCTGATGGTGAAGGTGCTGCTGTCAGCGGAGAGGCACGAGACGGGCGTCTCGACAGTCAACCCGTTCGAGGCGTACGCAGAGGGCTACTTCGGCCAGCAGGGGTCCATCGAGTTCCTGAGCGGCAAGCGCGCTTTTATGATCCACGACATCGACGTCAGCCAACATGGACACAGCGGCCCGAATGGCTCGCGTGGGTCTCGGAACAACTTGTCGAAGATCGGCGCGAAGACGGTCATCGGCCACTCGCACGCACCTGGGATCGTCGGCGGATGCTGGCAGGTTGGGACGAGTTCGAGGATGGATCTGGAGTACTTGAATGGGCCGTCGAGCTGGCTCCACTGCCACTGCGTTATCCACGCGAACGGCAAACGGCAGCTACTCCCCATCATCGACGGGAAGTGGCGCGCGTAGATAGAAAATAGGGGCTCACCATGCTATAATGTATGGTGAGCCCTTATTGAACGAGAGGAGGAAATAGTGACGAGAGCTGTCTTCAAGGAAGAGAATCTGGGGTTTTACGGCGAGAAGGTCGACCAGTTGATCCCGCTGAATCGCTGGGACTTCCGGGACAATCGTGACCGCGAGCGCGGCAAGTCCCCGAGAGACAACGACTGGCGGACCAAGGGGTACTCCTCGGCGGCACTGACCTCGGCGATCGAGGCGGGCTGCAATCTGGGCTTTCGGCTCACCGATCGGGATCTCGTGGTCGACATGGACCCGCGGAACATGGATCGGTCTCTGGATGAGGCCATTGCCTTCCTCCGCGGTGAGTTCGGCATGACCACGGACGGCGCTCCGATTGTGAGCACAGGCTCCGGCGGACTTCATATTTACCTGCGGGTGCCCGCGGACTGGGTCGGCATCAAGCTGCGAAACGAGCTGGAGGTCTTGCCCGGAGTCGAGTTCAAGGGGTTGGGACGTCAGGTCGTCGCCTCGGGGTCGAGGCATCCGAACGGAACGTACTACTCGCCCACGCCCGATTCTGGGGCGATGAGCAGTACACCGGAGGTCTCGGTCAAGCTCCTGACGGCGCTGCGGAAGCCTGACGTCGACCCGAGTAAGATCGACCGGGAGATCACCGTCGACCAACTCGAAGAGATGCTGGCGACGATCGACCCGACGGAGTTCAACGATAATGAATCCTGGCTCCGCTTGGCGATGTCATGCCACGCAGCGACCGGGGGCTTGGGCCGGGAGGCGTTCATCGCATGGTCGACACAGGACGAGGACTATGCAGACCACGCAGAGCTGATCGGGGACCGCTGGGACTCATTCCAAGGGACGGGGATCTCGGCGGGCACGCTGTTCAAGGAGGTGATCGACCGAGGCCACGGAGACCTGATCCGCGAGCGGCCTGAAGAGGCGTTCGACGTCGGGCTGACGGAACAGGACGCGAAGGCCCTTGAGCTTGAGAAACTCAAGCCGAAGTTCGAGGCGGATGGCAATAACAGGCCGAAGAGGACGGTCTACAACGTGAGGGTGGCGATTGAGGACATGGGGATCACAGTCAGGAGGAATCTGCTGACCGACACCAACTACCTCGACGGGAACCTGAGCGACTTGACGGAGCACCACACGAGCGTGTCCGGCATCGTTGACGACGATGTACTCCACGCTGTGCGCTCCGCGATCACGGAAAAGTATAGGTTCGAGCCCAGCATCCAGCAGGTCTCGGAGGCTATCTCCGCGTTGTCGCTCAAGAACCAGTTCCACCCGATCCGGGACTACCTCAACAAGCTGGAGTGGGATGGGCATGACCGCATCTCCGAGTTCTTCACTCGGTACTGCGGGACCCAGCCGACTCCGTACGCCACGGCGGTTGCGGAGGTCATGTTCAAGGCGGCGATCGGCCGAGTCTACCGGCCGGGAGTCAAGTTCGACACGATGGTCGTGCTGGAGGGCACTCAGGGATGTGGCAAGTCGACCCTGATCCAGATCCTCGGAGGCGAGTTCGCCCTCGAAGGTCTGCCCAACAAGGCCGATCTGAATAACAAGGATGTCATCCAGGCCATCCAAGGCCACTGGCTCGTCGAGGTCGAGGAGCTGGCAGTCATGAGGAAAGGAGAGATTGATTCGATCAAGGCGTTCCTGTCTAGGACGTCTGACAAGGCGCGGTTCGCCTACGCCCGAGAAGCGAAAGAGTATCCGCGGCAGTGCGTGTTCATCGGTACGACGAACGATGCTCAGTACCTGCTCGACAGCACTGGGAACCGACGGTTCCTTCCAATCGCGGTCGAGTTTGTGGCTCTGGAGCAGATCCGGGATGACCGGGATCAGATCTGGGCGCAGGCCCTGAGCATGTGGCGAACGAACCCGACCGAGCAGGCGCTGATGCTGGACGAGTCCTTGTGGGGCGTGGCGGCGGAAGAGCAGTCACAGCGTCGGTTGTACGACCCGATCGAGACGAAACTCGCGATGGTCCTGAGCCAAGCGGAGAAGGACGGCGTGGACTTCGTGGCGACCGACGAGCTTCTGCTCAACGTGCTGTCGCAGCTTCCGGGCCAGTCCGATCAGGCTGACGTTCGTCGGTTGTCTCGGGCGGTACAAGCTGTCGGAGAGCCGATGGGCTGGCGCGGTGGCCGCCGGAACGTCGGCGGGCTGCCGACACAGGGGGTCGTGAAGCGATGATCCGAACGACAGACGAGTGGGCGGTGGTCGCGTACGAGCTGGTCAACGGGTCAGACGTCGCGGCGCAGGCGTACAGCACGTTCGACGAGGGCGGGAACCCGCTCGGGGTCACTGTTCAGCGCAGCCGGAGTAAGGGTGAAGCCGACCTCCATATGTGCATGAACTTCGACCTCAAGCGGGCATTCGCGGAGTTCCTTGAATCGGGAGACGACGCGGTGATCTACTTGTCGAAAGCGGTCGCCGGGTTCACGTTCAAGGAGCTGACCGAGAAGACCGGTGGTACGATGTACGCGGTTAGGAAAAGCGTGGATGCAGGCCGGAGCGTGTGGGGGACGTACCTTCACAGGCTCGGCATCCACTTCAAATGGGAGTAGACATGGAAATCACGATCAACATCGGAGAGGACACGATCGCGAAGCTGGCCGAGGCTATCGCCGCGGAGATGGTCCGAATCAAGAAGGTCGATCGGGGCCCGGCGCCGAAGCAGTTCACCGCGAAGCGGGAGGATCTGGTCGCACTGGTCAACGCCAAGATCAAGGGGGTCGAGCCCGCCGTCGGTAGCCAGAACAAGGACATCATCAAGGCCGTGCTCAAGGAGTTCGGTGCGAAGAAGGTGCCCGAGGTGGCCGAGAACAAGATCGGGGCGGTGATCGACGCGATCGAGGAGAGGTGCGTAAATGGCTAGGCACTCTCTGGTCGGGGCGTCGGCGATGCACCGCTGGGCGAATTGCACGATGAGCCCGTCGCTGATCGCCACGCTCCCGCCCCCGCTTCAGAACCGATCGTCCAGAGCCGCGGAAGAGGGGTCATCGGCCCACCGACTTGCGGACCTGGGCGTCCAGAAGATCGTCGAGCTGGGCGATGCTCGACGGGACGTACTGGACATCCCCCTCGTCGGGACTCGGATCGCCCAGCTTGTAGAGAGCCGTGACTGGGAAGTGGTTGGAAACAATCCCTTCACAGGCCAGCCACTGGCGGGCGAAAGCGATGTCGACTTGGCGGGCAACGTGTTCGTGTGCGACGAGGAGATGGAAGAGGGCGTCCGGTTCTATCTTGTGAATGTCATCGAAGCGATCGAAGAGTGTACCGGGGAGGTGTCCATCCGGCCCGAGACGGTCTGCTATCCGATCTTCGACGACGACCGGGTGTTCGGGACATCAGACTGCGTCGTGTTCGACCACGGCAGCGGCAATCTCTGGGTCCTCGACTTCAAGTATGGGCACCGTCTGGTGTCCGCGCTTGGCAACCCGCAGGCTCTCTTCTACGCTGCTGGCGCGATCGAGGAGTTCCCGACACACGGTGGCGCCACGGTCAAGCTGGTCATCGTTCAGCCGAGGGGTGAGTTTGCAGATGGCCGGAGGATCTCGGACTGCGAGTACTCGGTCGCCCACACGCTCGCTTGGGTGGACGATGTGCTCAAGGTCGCAGTGAAGGCGACGCAGGTGCCTGCGCTCGCGGAGTACAAGGTCGGCAGTTGGTGCGAGTTCTGCCCGGCGGCTGGTGTTTGCCCTCTGATGCAGAAGGAGGCGCTGAGGGCCGCTCAGGAAGCGTTCGCGGACGATCTCGAAACCTTGAAGTTCGAGGACATCCCGGACGTAGAGCTGATCTTGCCCGACCCGTCGGACCCGACTCAACTCGCAGCGGCACTGAAGATCGGCAAGGTCGTGAAGATCTGGGCGGATCGCGTACAAGAGATGGCGGATCACGCAGCCAAGACGCAGGCGATCCCTGGGTTCAAGCTGGTGAGGAAAGTGACCCACAGGCAGTGGGCGGACAAGGACGCGGTCCTCGGCCGCCTGAAGGACGAGGGGACGTACGAGGGCGGAGTGACCGTTTCTCCTAAGTCCCCGGCGCAGATGGAGAAATCCGGTGCGCTGTCCAAGGAGCAAGTGGAGGAGCTGTCGGTCAAGCCCGAAGGCGCCCTCACACTGGCGCCCGAGTCGGATCGACGGAAGGCCGTCGAACCGGCGATAGCGGCTTTCTCGGAAATCGAATAGAACTTTCCGAGAGCGCGTGCTATAATATAAACAGTCGGCCGGAATGATCCGAGCCGAAACGGAACAAGGAGAAACAAGAAATGGCAAAGGCAACGAACAAGGTTATCACCCCGGTCGGAACGCTTTCGTTCCCCTCCCTCGTCACGAAGAACGAGAAGGGCAAGTTCAGCGCGTCGATCGTCTTCGCGCCCGGCACGGACGTGTCGGTCATCGAGGGTCTGATTCAGACCGCGGTCGAGACGCTCGTCCCGGCCGACGTCAACCCGAAGTCGCTCCGACTCCCGATGCAGCGGGACGGCGCGGAGAAGTCGCACCTCGGCGGTCCGTACGTCGACGGCGCGAAGTTCTTCGAGGCGAAGTCCAACTTCCAGCCCGGCGTGGTGGGCCCGGATCGCCAGCCGATCATGAACGTCGCGGACGAGCTGTACCCCGGCGCTCTGGTTCGCTTCCAGATCCACGCGTTCTACTACAGCACGGACGGGAACCGCGGCATCGGCATCGGCCTCGACAACGTGCAGAAGGCCGGTGACGGCGCACGCCTCGACGGCGCGGTCGCTGCCGAGGACGTGTTCGGCGCGATCGACACGGACGACCTCCTGTAGCACTTCCCCCCTGCCCTCTGGGCCCGGTCCCCTCCGCCGGGTCCGGGGGGCCTCTGAACACCGAGACGGGCGACCCCGCGGCTGACCATACACAGGTCCCAAGAGCCGCCCGGGTCGCCCGTCTCCTTTCCAGCCCCAGCCACGGCGGTGGGCGATAAGGAGAAAAAAAACATGGAACGCTTCACAATCGACTTCGAGACCCGGTCGGCCGCTGACCTGACCAAAACGGGCGCTTGGCGCTACGCCGAAGACGAGACGACTGAACTCATGTGCCTCGCTGTGCTCCGGCCTGATGGCACTTCTTTCCTCTGGCACCCTGACTACCCCTCCGTCGGAATCATCGAAACGAACCGCGGACTGCTCGAAGAGTTCTTCGAGGCCATCCGCGACGGCGCGATCCTTGAAGCCCACAACGTGGGGTTCGAGCGTGCCCTTTGGGAGAAGCACTGCGTCCCGAAGCTGGGCTGGCCCTCCGTGCAGCCGGAGCAGTGGCGCTGCTCCATGGCCCTCGCTTCGATGCATGCACTCCCCCGATCTCTCGGCGCCGCCGCCGAGGCCCTCGGCCTCGACGTCCGCAAGGACGAGAAAGGCGCGCGCATCATGAAAAAGATCAGTCGGCCTCGTCTCCCCCTCAAGGCGGATCTGGAGCTGATCGCTGCCCACCTGTTTGGCTCACGCGATGAGTGGAAGGACGTCGCCAAGCCCAAGAACATGTACGAGCTGAAGAGGCTCTACCGCAACGTCCCCGCAGTCTCGGCGCTCAATGTCTGGCACGAGAAGGTCGACGAGCTGGAGCTGCTGTTCCAGTACTGCCTCCGTGACGTCGAGACTGAGCACGCCCTGTCCGAGCGCCTCGGCGGCGACCTTGGCGTCGAGCACGAAGTCTGGGCCATGGATCAGGAGATGAACGCCCGCGGCGTGACGATCGATACGGATCTCGCTCGGCAGGCCATCTCGATGGCCGAGCAGTGCGCGGACGAGGCCAACGACGAGATGGCTAGGCTGACTGATGGTCACGTCACGAGCATTACGCAGCGTGAGGCTCTCCTCAACTGGATCAATGGCTTGGGCGAGGGCGTCCTCCCGGACACCCAGCGCCCGACGCTGGAGGCCGCGGTTCAGGACCCGTCGTGGGGCGAGACGGCCCGTCAGGCTCTCCAGGTTCGCCTGTACCAAGCGAAGTCTTCGGTCAAGAAGTATCCGGCCATGCTCAAGACGGTCGGTGCTGACGGGCGAACGAGAGGCCTCCTGCAATACCACGGCGCAGACACGGGTCGTTGGGCAGGTCGTCTGATTCAGCCCCAGAACATGCCTCGCGGTTCGGTCAACGCCGACATCGAGGACCTGTGCGGGCTGATTCTGGATGGCGACCGAGACATGATCGAGCTGCTCTATGGCTCCACGATGGAGGTGCTTTCGTCGGCACTGCGCGGCGCGATTATGGCTGCGCCGGGCTATGACCTGATTTGCTCGGACTATTCGTCGATCGAGGCGCGTGGGACTTTCTGGATCGCAGATGACAAGGCCGCGCTGGAAATCTTCCGGCAAGGCAAAGACATCTACAAGCAGATGGCCGTCGACATCTACGGCATCCCGTACGAGGAGGTGACGAAGGACCAGAGACAGATGGGCAAGCAGGCCATTCTCGGCTTGGGCTACCAGATGGGCGCGGCGAAGTTCGCCGACACTTGCCAAGGTTATGGCATCGACATCGACGAGGACTTTGCAAAGCGGGTCGTGAATACGTACAGGTCTTCACATCAGGCCGTCAAGCAGTTCTGGTACGGCATCGAGCGCGCGGCGCAGGAGGCAGCCTCTCCGGGGAGCCCCGGGGTCACGTTCGGTCGGCTTCGGCTGTTCGTCGAGGACGACTTCCTGAAGATCCGGCTGCCGTCTGGGCGGTGCTTGCACTACTACGAGCCGCGCGTCCAGAGGATCATCTCGAAGTGGCAGGATGATGACAAGCAGGAGATGTACGCCACGGCCCTCCGAGAGGGCTGGTCTGTGCAGAAGGCCGAGTGGGAGGGGCTGAAAGTCAAAACCCAACTCACGTTCATGGGCCTCAACTCGCAGACTCGCAAGTTCTCCCGTCAGGAAACGTATGGTGGCAAGCTGACGGAGAACGTCGTACAGGCAGTCAGTCGAGACGTCATGGTCTCCGCTCTACTGGAGATCTACAAGCACGGCAAGTACATGCCGCTGTTGACAGTCCACGACGAAGTCATCGCAGAGGTCCCTGAGGGTCAGGGATCGGTCGAGGAGTTTGAAGAGATGCTGTCGCGCGTACCGGACTGGGCCGATGGGTTCCCGGTCGCCGCCGCGGACGGCTGGATTGGGAAGAGGTACCGAAAATGATTCGGGCACTTTTGATCGCAGCCGCGATCTACTACGGGCTGGTGGCTAAGGAGCCCTACCGGGTCTGGTCGGAGGGCAGTATGTTCTATCGGCTCAATGTCGAGACCGGCGACGTCTGCATGAAGGCGCTGGAGACCGGAGTGTGGGTCTGCTCGGATGACTTCCGGGCCCTGGCCGACCTGCTCGACGGCGAAGAGAACGACGAGATCGCAGAGTGCGATCCGGGCGTCGACAACTACTGTATCTGAAAGGAGGATCGAGATAATGGCTAGAGGGCCGCAGATTGCGTTCAGCGACGAACTGCACGCACAGAAGTATCGAGGCAAAGGTGAGACGTTCACCGAGGCGATGAACAGAGTGGCGGGCGCGCTCCGTGACGACGAGGCGCACTTCCGCGCGCTACAGGACCTGCTGGTGAACCAGCGGTTCCTCCCGGGCGGGCGCGTACAGGCGAGCATGGGCGCGATGAAGACCGTAACGCCGATCAACTGCTATATGAGCGGCGACATCTCGGACTCCTTCGTCCATGGCTATGGAAACATCATGCAGCGCGCCACCGAGGCGGCGGCGACGATGCGGCTGGGCGGTGGGATCGGGACCAACTTTTCGACGCTGCGCCCGAGCGGCGCCACGATCAAAAAGCTGGACTCGGCGTCGAGCGGTCCGGTTTCCTTCATGCACATCTTCGACGCCGTGGGTCGAGCTGTCGCTTCGAGCGGCCACCGACGCGGCGCCCAGATGGGTGTGATCCGTGTCGATCACCCGGACATCGAGGAGTTCATCCACGCCAAGAACAACACCTCGGCGCTGACGGGCTTCAACATGTCCATCTTGGCGACGAACCAGTTCATGGTGGCGGTGGAGAACGACCTAGATTTCGATCTGACTTTCGAGGACAAGGTGTACAAGACGGTCCGGGCGCGTGCGCTCTGGGAAATGATCATGCGCTCCACGTATGACTACGCCGAGCCCGGCGTGATCTTCATCGACCGGATCCACGCGGAGAACAACCTCGCGTACTGCGAGACGATCACGGGGACCAACCCTTGTGGCGAGATCCCGCTGCCGCCGTACGGCGCGTGCCTGCTGGGCTCGTTCAACCTCGTCAAGTATGTTGATCTGGCCCGCGGTGAGTTCGATACGACGAGGTTCCTTGCCGACATCCCTGTGGCGGTTCGGGCGCTCGACAACGTGATCGACCGGGCTGCCATCTGGCCCCTGCCGGAGCAGGAAGACGAGATGAAGCAGAAGCGTCGCATCGGCATCGGGATAACCGGGCTGGCAAACGCTCTGGAGGCTCTCGGGGCTCCGTACGGCTCGAAGGCGTTCGTCAAGGGCACGCAATTCATCATGCGGACCCTGCGCGACGAGGCCTATCGCGCGTCGATCGACTTGGCGGCGGAGAAGGGCGCGTTCCCGCTCCTCAATGCTGAGGAGTTCTTGATGAGTGGATTCGCTCAGCGGCTGCCGCAGGAGATCCACGAGGGCATCCTCAAGCACGGGATTCGCAACTCGCACCTGCTCGCCATCGCTCCGACGGGCACGATCAGTCTGACTGCGGACAACGTGTCGTCTGGTCTGGAGCCGGTGTTCGCGCACCGCTTCGACCGCGTGGTACACTTGGCCGACGGTCAGCGTACGGAGTCGGTCGAGGACTACGGCGTCCGAATCTTCGGAGTCGAGGGCCGGACCGCGGGCGAGCTGACGCCCACCGAGCACCTCGACGTGCTCGCAGCGTGTCAGCCGTTCGTGGACCAGTCGATCTCGAAGACGATCAACGTGCCGACGGACATCGCTTGGGAGGACTTTAAGAACGTCTACATGCAGGCTTGGAAGCGTGGGTGCAAGGGCGTCACGACCTTCCGAGTCGGTGGCCTTCGGGGCGGAATCCTCGAAGAGACGCCCGAGGAGGTCGAGGAGGAAGCCGCGAGCTGCGGGATTGATCCGATGACGGGTCGGCGAGAATGCAGCTAGTTCTCGTGCTACAGTGAACCAGAGGGACGGCGGGGGCCTGCACAGCCCCCGCCAACCCCCGAGAAAGGAGGAAAAGATGTGGCAAACACTGGCAGCGGTCCTCATCGGAACCCTCTGTATCACCAGAGTCGAGCTGTACTCCAGAACACAGGACACCTTCCTGGAGTACATTGCCTACGCGTTTCCGTTCATCATAGTCGCGCAGTTTTGCTTGTACTCGATTTTCAGCAAGGCGCCGAACGTGATGACGGCGTGGATCACGTGGACAGTCACCATGTCGGTGCTGCGCGTGGTAAATTCTCACATGGTTCTGGAGGAGGGACTAGACCTCCGCTGGACCATTACCGGCGTCGGGCTCATGCTCACCGCCTCATTCTGCATGAAGCAGGCGTGAAAGGAGGACAAGATGTTTGAGTTCCGTGGGGGAGAGGTTCAGAGGATCGTGGGGCAGTTCCGAGACGCCCTAGAGCAGCTCGCGATGGTCGAGGGAGACCTCGACCGGCTGCGGCACGTCACCGATGTGTACGACATGGTCGGGGCGAAGATCGCGTACCTGACGGCCCGGAAAGTAGACGGGGCTATGCGCCTCATCGTGGCCCTCCGCCAGCTTCTCGTGGCGTACGATGAGATCTTCCGGGACGAGACACCCCCCGGCCGAGCCTTCCGCTTGCAGTTCGACGAGATGGCGGCGGGTGCCGGGGTAGACGGGTCGAGCATTCGCGACAAGATGCGCGCGGAGTACTTTGACGCGATGGTCGGCGGGGAGTTGGAGGCCATCAACCTGTTCAGCCTGCGCCCGATGCTCGACGCGATCGAGGAGGTCCGCCTTGGCCTCCAGTGAGAAGGCGTTGGAGAGGTACGGCGCCGCGCAAGCCGCGAAGCGTGGAATCTACGCTGTAAAGCTAGGCGTACTCGGCGGGGGCGGCTGGCCCGACCACACGTTCTTCAAGGGCGGCGTGGTCGGGTTCATCGAATACAAGAAAAGCAAGGACTCTGCTTTTCAGCCGCTTCAGAAGTTCTACCTCAATCTGCTGCAAAAACTCGGGTTCCGGGCAGAAGTCTGCTGGACCCGCGAGCAGGTTGACCAGTTCATGGAGGAGTTTGGAAATGAGATTCAAGCCTCACGAGTATCAGGAGAAAGTCCTGGAGCAGATGATGGACAAGGGCCGACTGGCTCTACTCCTAGATCCGGGGATGGGGAAGACCGCGACGTGCCTTGAGGACTTTCGGCGACGCCGAGAGACCTTCATCGCTGAGCGTGCCCTGATCGTCGCACCCCTGCGTGTGTGCCACTCTACTTGGCCGACCGAGGTCAAGAAGTGGTCCAACTTTCAGAAGTTCAGCGTCCACGTCGCTCACGGCAAGGGCAAGGACATCAACAAGGTCAACGCAGCGGACATCACGGTCATCAACCCGGAGGGCCTCACGTGGCTGGTCCAGAACCACACGGCGCTGTTCGACTTCGACGTCCTCTACGTCGACGAGTCGACGCTGTTCAAGAACAGCACGTCGAGTCGATCTCGGGCTATCTACAAGGTCGCCAAGGCGATCCCGTTCAAGTTTATCTTGACCGGGACACCTGCGCCGAACGGCGTCGAAGACCTCTTCGGGCAGTTCAAAGTTCTTGGGGATGACATCCTCGGCCGATCTCTGTCGAAGTTCCGCGGAGACCACTATTTCCGGGCCAAGGTGCTGCCGTTCGGTACGATCTGGGAGCCATCCTCGGCGAGCTACGACTCCGTGACGAAGGCGATCGCCCCTCACTCGGTGCGACTGGACGCCCTCGATCACCTGAACCTCCCCGACATGGTCATGGTCGAACGCACGATCACGCTGCCCACCGAGGCCAAGAAGCTGTACAAGGAGCTGGAGAGTGAGATGTGGGTCGAGGTCGAAGGTGGGCAGGTCGTCGCAGCCAACGCTGGCGTGGCGACCTCCAAGTGCAGGCAGGTCGCAAACGGCGCGGTCTATCTCTCCGACGATGGGTTCGCGGTAGACTCCGAGTCGAGGCGGATCGAGTGGCTCCACCGAGAGAAGGCGGTCGACATGTGCGACCTGTACGAACAGCTCGGCGGGAAGCCGCTCCTAGTGGCGTACGAGTTCAAGCATGACCTGAGCCAGATCAAGCTGGAGGTCAAGGAGCGGTTCGGTTTCACCCCGCGCTACATCGGGGAGACGACCAAGGCCGAAGACGACGCGGCGTTGATCGAGCAGTGGAACGCGGGCGATCTAGCCATGCTGCTCATCAATCCGGCAGCGGCCAGCCACGGCCTGAACCTTCAGGCGGGCGGCCACCACGTCTACTGGTACTCGATCATCTGGAACCTTGAGCTGTATAAGCAGTTCAACGCGAGGCTCTGGAGGCAGGGCCAGACGCAGGGGGTGTTCATCCACCACGCGGTCGCGCAGGGTACGGTCGACAGGAAGGCGTTCCGGGCGCTGAGCCGCAAGGATGCGACGCAGCGAAAGCTGCTCCTGGAATTGAAGAAATGAGCACCCCGTGCTATACTGGAAGAGAAAGGAGGAGTTGATGACGAACGGAGAGAAGCTCGAAGCTGCGATCCAGCAGCGGATCAAGGAGGCCGAGCACGTTGGCGCCACGCAGACTGTGGTCGACCTCATCGGAGCCCTGTCCTGGCTCAGAGGTTTCCTTGATTACGCGCCGGGGCATGACTACCCCATGGAGGTTATCGCCGCGGAGATGGTCATGGGCGTCGCAGAGGATGCGCGTCACGAGGCTTTCCGCCTGATGGAGATGTGGAGGCCCCGACAATGACCAGAAAAGATATGCAACGCATGGCCGAGAGTTTCGGCGAGCTGCACCCCTATAGCTTCGACGAGGTCGAAGTCCAGATCATGGACGATCTGGACAACCTCGGGGAGTTCGAGGTGGAGACGTGGGACGTAGAGGGCGATGGCGAGCTGGACTTCGGGATGATTCGCATCTCTTCGATGGCGGAGTTCAGCCGGGAGGAGCTGGTCGCCCTGCTCCAGCGACAGATCTTCGTCCACGAGCTGGCCCACGCCGCCCAGTACCGATCCGGTCGGTACGAGGCAGAGCGCGAACAGGACCATGATGCCGAGTGGGGTATCAAGTTCGCGGCAGCATATAATGACGTCGTATCATCACTGCAGGGCGACGCGTTCGAGTACCTCGGTATCGACGAGAACACTAAGGAGCGGCTGATCCAGAAGCTGGCAGACGCGATGGGAGGAGAGAAAAATGGATGACGACATCATGCAGAACGCACTTGTCTTTGTTGGCGCGGCTGGCGCCGGGAAGGACACCGCGGCTGCCGCGGTGCTGGATGCGATCCCAGGTTCTCGCAACCTCAAGTTCGCGTCGGCGCTCAAGGACGCCACGGCTCGCATCTACGGGTGGAACCGCGAGAAGCTCGACACGGACCTGACCTACAAGGAGGCGCAGGCGTTGTACTTCGACGGAACACCGCAGGTGGTCCGCGGAGGCGAGACGCTGACGCGACGCCAGATCCTCCAGCATGTGGGGACCGACATCTTCCGGCAGCTCAATGACGACGTCTGGCTTTACGCTGCGCTCCATGACGTGGTGCAGGCAGAGATGGCCGACGGTCCGAGCCGACTGTGGGTCGTGACGGATGCGCGTTTCCTCAACGAGGTCCAGTTCCTGCGCGAGAAGTTCCAACGGGTGCGAGTGGTTCGCATCCATAGGGAAGGCACTACCGAGGGCACGGCTGCCTCGGCGCACATCTCGGAGCGGCAGGGCAACCAGATCAAGGTGGACCAAGAGCTGTTCATCGGCGACGGCGAGATCGAGTTGCTTCAACGAGGGGCGGTCGACACGGCGCTCCGGTTCATTGGATGGAGGAGTGTGTGATGAGGATCACGAAGGACATCGAAGAGCGAACGGAGTATGAGTACAGCGAGACTGCGGGGACGGCGCGCAACTGCCTGCCCTTCGCGGAAGGCTTCGAGGAGGGCTTTCAGGCCCTGCCCGTTGTGACGGAGGAGGGCCGGTGGGCTGTGGGCGTGTACGACGCGAACCTCGTGGTGGTCGGGTGGCTGAAGTGCGACTCCTAATGTTAGCCTTCGGCATTCTGGTTCTGACCGCGATCATGGTCCTGCTCGGTGGGTGCTCGACGACCAAGATGGCCTACAGAGACATCAAGGCGAGCGTCCGGTCAGTCAACGACCACTTCGGCTGCCACGGCGTCGAGCTGAATGACGACGCGGCTTTCTGCATCGGTGACGTGTCGCTGACCCTCACCGTCCGCGGCAACTGGGATCCTGACCTCTGACAACTCCTGTGCGGAGACCGCCTGCTGCGCCAGTCCCGGACGCCCGTCACGGTGGACCCGGTTAGGGCGAGGTAGAGGTAAGGCCCGCCAACATGGGGATACTGGTCTCGTGACGGAGATCGGAGACCCCAAACGCAAAAAGACGGGGGGAGCCCACTTTGGACTCCCCCCGTCGAACGCACGGCAACCCCCGAAGCCGTACTAAATTGTTAGGGGCGCCACGCCTTCCAGCCGAAGAGGCGGAGGACAAAGTAGCGCACCCATGCGCGGGCCACGCCGATGGCAATCATCGTGCGGCCGTCCAGCTTTCGCTGGATGTAAGTGATGCAGTCGTCGCGATACGCGACGTCTGCGGCATGTCTGAATCGCCCGCCGAGACGCAGGCGCCGCCCTCGTTGGTACCGCCAGTCGTGAAGATTGGCGGGCAGCTTCGCGTGCTTGTAGTCCATACTCGTGCGCCCGATCCGCACGCCCATCATGTGGTCCGTCGACATACTCGATCCGTCCGGGCCACGCCAGCCCCCCTCGATCTCGTCATGCCATTGGTCCACCGTGGGCACAGCCATGAACATGTTCAGGTTCATTCATCCTCCAATAGTCGCACTTGGGTGGAGAGATTCCGCAGGTCGTGCCGGATCTCTCTCATCTCGTTTACGTACTCGCCCCACTCCCTGTCCGTGGGGCCACCGATCCGAGCGCCCAGATCCTGAATCCATTCTCTGGTCACATGGGCGTCGGTGTTCTTGCGATGCTCTGTCACTCGGATATTCAGCTCATCAATCTTTTGATCCAGCCGCGAGAGCTGGGCTCGTAAGTAACTCAGCACACCTACCAACGGCAAGCCGAAGGCGGCAAACAACCCGATGACCTCCAGGGTGGTGTTGTCCAATAACGTCCCTCCTACTCCACAATCTCGAAATGGACCAAGTCCCGGAATCTCTCGTCCGCCATGCGTCCGTCCCGATCCCAGTCGCCGCCCCAGCGCAGCTCGACTCCGAACTGCCGGGCGACGGTCAGCACGGCCCCGGCGAGCTGGACGAACCTCTCGGTATCCTCCCAGTCGATCGGGTACGGTGCGATGTCTACGGCCCTGCTGGGCAGGGCGTTGTGAGCCGATCCGGGCCAGCGGACCTTCGTGGCCCCCTGCTCGAACAGCTCGTCCTGTCTCTCAGGCCCTCTGAAGCCCTCTAGGACCGAGAAATCCCAGTACCTGATGACTTCCTCCAGTACGAGGCGAAGTCTCGGCTCAACGTATTCTAGGGCCTCTAGTGACCTTCTGCCGAACTCGGGCATAGGCGCCCTCCAAGCCCCGGAGGCCCGAAGGCCCCCGGGGCTATTTGCTACTTGGCGGTGATCTCGTACATGATTCGTTGCGCGCCGTACGACTTTTCGATCGGGTTACCCCCATCGAATCTCGCCATCTGAATCCAGATCTCGACGTAGTACTTTTCGTCCGGCGTGAACGTCGCGCCCGCGCTCGTGAACAGCGCATCCAGATCCCACGAGTGGCCCGAGGTCGAGCCCTGAGAGTTATGAGTAGCTGTCAACGTGTACTTGAACGGCTCGTCGACAGCACCGACCTCGCCATGCTCCAGCGGCGGGTTCGTGGGCATCCAGCCCTCCTTGAACCTCGCCATCGCATTGTGGTACCGGAGAACCTCTGCGGTCCAGCCGGACTTGCCGACCGTCGCGGACGCAGACGTGTCGTCTTCGAGCAAGTGGAACGTGACTGCGCTGCCTTGGTTCGTCACACCGCCGACCGTGGACTCGTTGTAGAACCAGACCTTGGGCGTGACCGCGCCGAGCACGTCTTGATGCTCGAACTGCATCCTGAACCGCGCCTCGTTCCCTCCGGTCGTCTCGGACGATCTCGGGAAGTAGTAGCCCTGAAACTCACCGTTGTCGTAGTACGACCGGCCCCAGAACTCATCCGGGTTGGTCCAAGTCGACCCCGACCACGGCAGATGCGTCAGCTTCACCATGGACGACGGGGCTTCCTTGCGGTACCTCTGGCTCGCGGTGACCGTGTGGTCAGCGGAGGTGTCGAGGTCCGACACGCCGCCAACCGCCAGCACCTGCTCACGGTAGGTCACGTCCCCGGAAGTCAGCCACGCGCCCCCAGACTGGAGATCAGAGCTGAGTACCCCATCCACATCGTACATGACCTGACTGGGATCTATGAACACGATCTCAGATCCAGAGTTGACGCACTGAATCCCGGTGTCCATGCAGCCACGGTAGACCTGATCGAGCACTAGGACTTTATAGGATTCGAGAATCTGAATGTCACTCCAGGACTTCTGGTTGTACACGCCGTCGAAAATGACCTCTCTGTTCCGAGCCGAGATTGACCGATCGTAGAAGTCGATAACCTCCACGATCATGGTTCGGGCGACCTTGTAGCTGATGATCTCGGTGAACCGCTCATCCCCGTCCGCCCACGCAGGGCGAACCAAGGCCATACCGAAACCGTAGTAGCGAAGCTGGTCATCCGTGAAGGTGCTGACCAGCGCCTCCGGGTCATTCAGTCCGGTCACCCAGAGGCAGCCGTCGGTCCTCAAGCTCGTGTTCGTCCGCAGAGAATACGTCGTCATCAGACCTTGGGTAAACCCTTCGTTCATCGTGTTGCTTGTGGCCTTCTCGATGTTCGAGTTGTGCATGATCGGGTTGGTCATCGGACCAGGGATTCGGCTGTAAGGGCCTCCGAGATTGTTGGATGTTGCGATCGAGTCGTTGACATATCTCCTCGCAAACGATCGGTCCTGCCAGAGGTCCGACGGGTTGGCGATGACCGTACCGGATGGGCACAGCGTCTTCACCGAGCCGACGGCGTTCCAGACGCCGGACCCCGGAGCCGCTGGGTCTTCGATGTGAGGTTGCCCTGCACGAGAAGTGGGCGTCGGGGCCGCAACGATATGCCACGTGTGGAACTCGCTGGGGTCCAAGCCTTCTCGGCTGTGGAAGAAGTATGGCAACCCGGTCAACTCGACCGAAGTCGCCTCCTCCGCCCTCACCGAGCCGATGAGCGACAGTGAAGTCGTGTCGCCGCCCGTGTGCATCACCTCGTCGAACGCAGGCTCGTCGAACACATCTCTCATCCCCTTGAGCAGGATGTTGCCGTCCGTGTCCTTGGGGAGGCCGACCTCGAAGATCCGCATGTAGAAGGATTCGAGCCCGAAGTCCGGGTGGTTGACCTCGATGATGTCTCCAGGGCGCAAGCTACTGAACTCCCGCGACACCTCGAACGCAGCGGACGTGATCGGGTAGGCGACGGTAACCAGGTTACGCTGAGCCACAACCGCAGCGGCCTGAGCCGTACGGACGCCCTTGGACTTGATCTGCTTCACTCGCCTCAGTCCGTTCTGGATCGACATATTCGCGAGGTCGTGCGCGGTGGCTACGGCCTCCTTGAACTCGTCGTTCCGGTCATTGTAATGGACTTGGACGACGTTGAACGTCTCACTCCACGCCTGCCGGGAAGCCGAGACCATTTTGATGATGTCCGAAGGCCCGACCGTCAGGATCGTATTGCCGGTCAGCACTCCATCGTAATCCAGCTCCGCGTTGTCCGAAGTTCGGTAGGTGCGGCGGAGGAGGCGCAGGCTGAACCGGCCCTCGCTGTCTTGAACCAACACGCCATTCACCTGAGCGAGGATGTCGTCGATCACAGTCTTGGACGACTTGGGTGAGTCCATTGTGAAGCTGAATCCGTTCTGCTCGTCGAAGCACTTCTTTGCAACGGCGATGAAGCCTTCCCTGTCGATGTTCTCCTCCGGTACGCCCAAGCCCCAGTTCGTGTCCGTCAGGATCTCGAAGATCACATGGGCGGGGTTCGCGTCCGCGATGCCGTTTGCATCCGTCCCGACCTTGGAGTAGGAAGGGGTGAGGGACGTAGGATACCGATGCACGGTGAACGACCAGCTCTTGAGAACCGCATGGTCCGACAGGACGCCGCCCTCCCAGACCGCATGGCATAGGCCAGCGTAGCGGGGCACGAGTAGGCCCTTACTGATAGGAGTACCGTCGATGTCGAGCGTATTCTCGCGCTCGACTCCTGCGATGTAGGAGTTGGAAGTCTGGGTCTCGGTCCCGAAGTAGAACCGGAGCCCGCCTATCAGTCGTCCGCCGCGCTTGGTACCGCCGAAGAACTGTGTATCCCGGAACTCAATCAGGCGCTCGCCTGAGACGGGAAGGGCGTAGCCCCCCAGCGGAGCCGTAGGGGCGATGCCCGTTGTGGTGTCCCACAGGGCGTACTTCTCACCCGCCTTGAGTGCGTAGTCCTCGTCGATCGTGATCTCGGTGATCGCGTCGATCGGACCCCAGCACAAGGCCAGATCCATGCCGAGCGAGTATTCATAGCCGACGACTTGGTCCGCCGTGTCCAGCTCTCTGGCCGAGAAGTCTCCGTACCAGATGACGTTCTGGCCCTTCACCTTGGATGTACCCCAGATCACCGGGATGTACCGGCTTTCAAGGTTCGTCGGGAAGCTGTAGTCGCCCAGCCCGCTCGGCTCTTGGTCCTCGATGTCGGGCTTGGGGGCGAGCAGGTAGGATAGGCCGCTTGCCAACCCCGCCATCACCACGCTGACCGCCATCGCGATCAGGACCATTGTCAAGGTGATGGGTTCCGCGGTATAAACCGCCACCTCACCGATGCCTTCAATGAACATGGTTTCCATGGTTCACCTCTTCTTGTCGGTGCTGAAGGGGTTCAGCGTCGGGATGTATGGGAAGCCGCCGTAGTTCCCTACGTTGTCAAAGCGGCTGAAGCACGTCTGGATCGAGTGGTCACATCCGGCTGTCACTGTCACCTGCTGGCCCACTTCTAGGCCCGAGGTGGGGACCAGTAACACTACGGTGTAGTCGTTGTCGTCTCCGCCCGCGACTTCCTCCATGCGTAGGATCGTCCTCTCCCCGACGCTGCCCGGTACAGAGAAGATCCCGCCGTTGAAGAACGTCGTGTCTGCCAGTTTGGTCGTGGCCTGACCGAAGTCTTGGAGGGTCACGGTCACACCGTCGGCCGACACTGCCTTCACCGTCAGGGTGAGGGTGTTCGCGGACTTGCTGACCGCGCATCGGCTGTCAAACAGGGCGTGGTCGCACATCCAGGAGAAGGTCTCCACGGGGATCTGGGCGCCCAGTTTGGACATGACGCCCAGCAGCGTCACCGTCGCCGTGGTGTCCGCGAACTTCACCGAACTGACCGTCCCATACCAGAACCGCCGGATCTCTTCCGTCGAGTCGCTCCGGTGGACCCGGTAGATCGTGATCGTGTCCGGCTGCGGCGGGACGCCGCCGAGGTACCGGGACACGAACGGGTTGTTGAAGGGGAACTTCAGCGAGATGTTCGCAGAGGACTCCTTTCCGTTGAGGGTGGGTGCCGTCCGTTTGATCGGGACCGGCTGGTATACCGTACTGCCATCGACGTACGGGAACGCAGACGACGTGTAGTAGTACGTATCAGCTCCCTGTATCCGATACAGCTCGATCGGCGCTCCGCTCTCGGCGGAGCCTTCTTGTGAATCGTAGGGCATCGGGGGTTTCCTTCCTTATTGCTTCACAGTCACCACATTGATCCGGCAGGAGACCGCCTCCGTGCCGTCGTATTGAATCTTGACCTTGTCGGACCCTAGCCGTACGTGGTACAGGAACGAGACCGTCATGTTCGGGTAGGACGCCAGGTCCGCGCTGGTCACGAAGGCACTACCGAACGTCAAGGTGACGTTCGTGCCGTCCGAGTCCTGCCCGGTGACCTGCGCTCGCTTGCGCGTCCCGTTGCCAAAATCAGCCTCAAGATGCGAGTAGCCATCCAGCAGAGGTGCCAGTAGACCCATGTCATCCCCGTAGAACGTGGCCGACAGACCGTCCGCCGCGGCGGACAGGATCAGCAGGTCGTCAGCGCCCGAAGGCACCCAGAAGGACCGCTGCCTGCCCCACGTCCAGTGGATGAAGTTGCGGAGATCGCTGACGCGACCGTCCTCATATGCGTACTCGAACATGCGCTCGAAGGTGACCGCAGAGGACTCCTTCCTATTGAACGTGCTGACCGTACCGATCGTCTGGTCGAACCAGACCGAGCCGGAATCCGACGCGAACTTGAGCGAGTCACGGATGTACTGGCCTTCCCGGAGAACCGGGCGAGACTGGTAGCTCTCTGAGCCACACAAGTCTTCCCACGAGGTGGAGGAGTCCAGCGCGTTGCCACTAGGCGTCTCAAGGTTCGGTGTCAACCACTCCGTGGAGTATGAGGTAGCTCCAGAGGGGAACAGCTTGACCGAAGGCTTCTCTCGCATGTACGAGGATGTCGTGGGCAGGAGCGAAACGTCCCCTGCGTTGACGTTTGTGGCGTAGTCGTACCCCAGTATGGGGTCTAGGTACAATGTGGTGGTGGTAGATCCCCTTGAGGTCACCCCGCTTCCGAGGTTCCCCGTGCTGGGGATCCTGTACCAGACCCGGTCGCCCGTATCGAGCGCAGCCAGCTCGGGCTCTAGGGCCCCGCTGACCGTCAACGCCCGGCCGTCGATTGTAGCCGAGGAGGACGCCACCGCCTGCTCCCGATGCCAAGCGACAACCTTCGCGGTCCGTCCCGGCAAGGCCATCATCTTGGCTTGGAGCGATATGCCCGCTTGGCGGTCATCCCCAGAAACGAGGAAGTCCTGCTTGACGGTTGACCTCGGGTTGGCTCGCACCCTCGTGCGCTTCTCCGTTCCGTCCCACGCCTCCGCCACGTCCGTCTTGAACTCGATGACTTCGACCATGTCTCGCTGAGGCTTCTCCTTCACGAGATAGTACCGCGTGAACTCGACCGGGATGCTCGCGTCACCCCACGAGAACGTCAGCCCGCTGTCGGAGCTGTCCTGCTTGGCCTCTCGGAAGGTCACCGTGACCGTGACCTGGTTGTACGCCGGGATCGTCAACGGGTTGGCCTCCAGCTCCGCCTTGGTAGACAAGGCGGTCTGGCCGGGCCACGTGATGTCAAAAGTCGAGTCGGGCAGGCCGAAGACCACCGGAGCGGTGGTGACTGCGTTCTGGGCGTTGTACAACTCAACCGTGAACGAATCCCCATCCGTCACCTCATTGAGGTCTATGGAGGTCTCGTCGCGAACCACGTAGGAGTGGGGTGAGAAGTAGGTATGGAACTCCATGAATCACCTCTTGTAGATATAGCTGGAAAGGCCGCTGTTCTCACGTTCCTCAAGATGGGGCGGTCTCGCACGGTCGCCAACTGCCCCGGCCTTGCGTACCGGCCGACCGTCGAAGACATCGTCTCCGAGTGCGACCTCCTCCGAGAAGGCTTCCGACCCGACTCCCAGCGCCGTGCCGCGGAATACTCCGGGAACCTCGCCTAGGTACAGGTAGTTGCTGTGATTCCCGGAGCTACCGCTCATGCCCTCGATCTGCTCTTTGGTCACCATGAAGGTCACGTACTCGATGTCGAACACCACGCTATCAGACCCGACGCCGCTGAACAGCTCGAAACGGATTTGATCGAAAGTGTTGCCCTGCCAATAGGTGGCGTCGTTTCCGACAACCCACTGGACGGTGACCCACTCGTTGCTACTGAGTCCAGCCGGTTCGGGCCTCACAGACCAGTCGGGGGAATTGGTGGGGTTGAAGTCATAGGTCGAGCTGACGCTAAGGTCACGGGCGAGTAGCCTGCCAACCCAAGTTGACGCGTCGCCACTCACAAGCCGCAGCCTCATTTCGACCACATCCGTGTTGACCGAGGTGGAGAAGGACGCGAACTGGTCAGATACGATTGCCGCGTTCGTCGCAGAGTTTGTGCATCGCGTGTACCCGGCGTTGGTCGAGAGGGAAGACCCAGTCGGTGTCCAGTTGTTGGCGACGTCATCCAGGTACCAGAAGGGTACCGAGGAAGGCGTCGTGTAGAACTCCGGTGTCGTGGACTGGTACAGGATGGCGCTGACCCCCGAGAAGGGGTTGATGTAGTGGCTTTTATTCTCCAAGACGTCGTCACCGTTGGGGGACGCGGGCCTCAGCGGGTATCGGGTGCGACCCCGACCGCCATCCATGTTCCACTCAACCGGACCCTCGAACCCGTTCAACCCATTCTGGATCGAGTACCGCGTAGACTCTAGGGTCTTGCGGTAAACCTTGGTCGGGCCATACTCGTTCTTGTGGTTCGCCCCAGTCGGGCCGACGCCAAGGTACCCCCCATCCACGAGCGGGATCGCCGTGGTCGAGGAGGCCGCGTTGACGTAGGGTGTCAACATGACGCTCGGGTTCTTCCACGTTCGGTCTTGGCCCTTGAAGTCCATCGCGTACTGGAACGTGTCCGTCCCGTACTCGTCGGTGTGCGGGCCAGTTGTTGCCAAGAACACGCCAGCGTTGGATTCCGGGTACGTCGCCGGGCCGCCAACCGAGGACACCCGACCCATCCACCAATGGGACGCGCCGCCTGCGGAGCTGTAGAGGACCATGTGGAAGTAATGCTCACCGACAGTCGGGCCACCGTAGAAGTGGTACTGCACTCCGAGAGTAGTGTTGAAGTTTAGGCGACCCGAGCGAGGCAACCAGCCAGCTCGGATGTCATCCTGAGAGAGTACCTCACCCCACATGTTCGACTGGAACTCGCCGAAACGCGTCTGCACCAGAAGCTCCGTGTCGTACGCGGAGAAGTCCGAGAGCAGGAAGTCATCCTGATCCCCGCTCGCGTTGGCGGGCATCGCCGGAGGCGTCGAAGACGTCACCGAAGTGACCTCGTCGTAGGACCCGAGGTACGTGCAGGTCAGAGTCTGGTCGTACGGGAGCGCCGCCTCAGCCACGCTGGCCGTTTCGATCTGGAAAATGTGCCGAAGCGTGGGCGTCCCTTGGTCGATCAGGACCAGAGCGTACCCCTCTTCGACCGTACTCAGCGCGCCGAGGCCGTTCAGGGTCATGGAAGCCGTGAAGGTGTACACCCCCGACAACTCGGTCAGGGTCCAGGTGCAGTCGCTCTGCGGCTCCTGTAATTTTGAGTCGACGTAGTTCTCGTAGTTGATGACAAGAGACCCGGACGGCTCATCTAGCAACTGACCGACGAGTACGTGCTCGGTGGCCCCATTGTTCATGAAGTTGCCGGGCACGAAGTCGAACAGGTACATAGCGCCCGTGTCGCTATGTTGGAGTGCGAACGTCGAGAACACGTTGGACCCGGTCGCCCCGCTCGACAGGAACGAGCTGAGCCCTCGATTACCATCGAAGGGGTCCGTGAACCCACCGACGGTGTTGATGGCGAAGTTTCTGATCGCCTCATACAGTTGGTCCGGCGATTTTGAGTATCCAGTCTTGTAAGCCATTGGGGGTTTCTCCTGGTCACACCTCGTTCATGTCGAACAGGATGACGCCTCTGTTATAACTTCCCGATCCACTGATCTTCGACCAAGTCCCATTCCATGAAGCATCCGCTCCGACGATTACGCGCAACTGCCGCCCTCGGTACTCGACCGTGGCCCCCGGTGTGACATCCGTCCGAGTGCCGCCGGTAGCAATGCTCGTGGTCTCTGTTCCATGGTACACTCCCGGCAGCACTCCGTAGGTCTCGATGCGGTCATCAAGACCCGCCGTACCATTCGCCAAGATGTCCTCTCCGAGGTACGTCGCGGCTGCGCCGGAGATACCGAGTGTCCCCGGATGGGCATACCAGTAAGCGTCGTCTGAGTAGTCAAAAAACGCCAGCGGCCGGATCTGCGGGCCGCCGAGGTCGATCATGTTCAAGGCCCCAAGCCGAGGTCCTGCGAACCCGGTCCACGTTGAGTAGCTGAGGTCAACCCGGATCGGGTTGAAGTCTGTAACCGCCGTCTCCTCACTGTTACCGAAGCTCGCCCCCGCGGACGACGCGGTCACATTTCCCGACCCAGATAGGAGAGGGACCACCCCGTTGTTGGATTGAAGCTGGAACACGTAGGGTGCGCCCGCCGCGCCCGTGTTCAGGTTGAACGAGGGTCGCAGGATGAACGGAGCGGTCGCTCTCCAGTACCCTGTGGATAGGTACTCAGCCCAGATCTGGGAGTCAGCGGTTGTGGTCGAATTGACCCCCGCTCGCCACCAAGGGCGAACCGAAACCGATCCCGTCGTCGAGAACCCGAAGTTGCCCAAGTACGCCACGGGTGACGGATAAGCACCCACCTCAGAGTAGGGGGCCATCATCCCGAAGAAGTACATGCTGTCCAGCTCGGGGTTTACCGTCTGCCCGGGGTTCGCGTAGTCACGAGTCTCTCCCATGATTCGGACATATCCCGGCCCACGGAATATCGTGAACTTGTCGGGCGCTCGGTTGGCCGTAGCCTGCGTAGCTGAACTGGACAACCCCGCCGTGAAGCAAGCCTGGATTAGGTTCGCGTCAATGGGGTTGAGGGGAGCCCCACTTCCCCAGAACTCCTCAGAGGCATTTGTAAGATGGGGATGCCATTTGTCGACGGGCGCGACCGCCGTCCCCGTCGTCAGTGCGTGGAAGTTCAAGGTCACGAAGTTCGCATCAGCGAGCGTATCGGAGCTGGTGTGCGGCCCGAGTCGGCCCGTGTCGTAGGCCAGATACCCGTAGGCTGCGGTTGGTCCGAGCGGGTGGGATGAACCGACGTTGCCGGACCCGTTACCCCCGACAGTGGCGTCGAGTAGGCCCCAATGGCTGCTGAACTTTGACCAGTTGAGTTCTTCGGTGTAGTTCGGGGCGATGACGTCGAAAGTGATGTAGGAGCCATCCACCCACGAGCCGCTTGTCTGGTACCCGATTCCGACGGACAGCGCATACTCACCTGCGATGTAGAAATCATCACGATCCCCGAACTGGATAAACAAAGTCGACCCACCCGAATCGGCGGCAAGTCCACCGCCCGGGAGAGCTAGGGCAAACCCATTCTGGGCCGCGATGTAAAAGAGGGTGTACGTCCCTGCGGGGGCAGAGGATCGGTACTGATTGTTCTGGTACAGATAGTCCGTGTAGGCGTCGTAGGATGAAGCGGAGGAGGGGCTGAGGTAGTCCTCGCCAACGGTCCCACTGGGCTGGGCTGGCGGGGTAGGAACTGTGGACGCACAACGCTGAATGGTGTCGATGAACCCGATCCGTGCGTCGGAGGTCGGGGCCGTCCCGCCGTATGTGATGGACCCGTAGTCCACCACGGGGGAGCCCGTCAGGAACTGCATGATCTGTCGGGTGAGCGCGCTGTGGCTTGTCATGTGTCGGCCGAGCTGCTGCGTCCATCCGGCCGGGGCGTCTATGTGCTCCCAATTCGAGCTGCCGTAGACCTGCGGTACTGTAACGACGATCTTATCTTCCATTAGGGATCTCCGGGGGTAAGGGCCCCGGCCCACCGAAGTGGACCGGGGCGCGAGTTGTTACCCGATGGTCCGCAGGACCTCCGGGTTCCGATGAATGACGTTCATGATGATCTGCTCGCCCTCTTCCGAGCCGAGCGCGTCCAAGGTGTTCTGCGTGGAGTCCACGTTGACCACCGTGACCTGCGGGGCCTGCTGCTGCATCCCCATCGTGGCCGAGTTGTTCCTGATCGAGCCGCTGACCGGAGGCACGAAAAGCTCCGGCCCACGCTCCCCAACCAAAACGGGCTCGCCGCCGTAGACGGGTCCGCCTGCTGCTCGCATCGGGACACCCGCGATCGACGCTCCAGCGAACAAGTCCGGGTTCGCGAGAGTCGCTCCTCCGCCACCAGCCGCACCGACTCCGGCCGCCGCTGTTCCGCCAGCCGAGGCGGCTCCCATGCCCATCATCTGGAGCACGGCCGAGCCGCCGGGGATCATGCTGATGGCCGTGATGACCGCCAACATGAGCGTCAGCTTGATGATCATCTGCGCGAGCATCTGCACGAACGAAACCCCGAGCTGCTTGAAGTTGGCCTTGCCGGTCGTCGCGAGCGTGGCGATCTCATTCGACAAGCCGCCGACCACCGTGGAGGTGAAGTTGGCGATATTGCTGCTCAGGTCCAGGGCCGACTTGGCAACCTGCCCGAACCCCTCCGCCATCGCGGTCGTGACGCCTGCGGAGAGTTCACCCATGGTCAAGGTCTGGTCCATCAGACCCTGATTCATCTCGAACAGGGCCGTCTTGTTCTCCAGTTCGGCCATCTCGTTGTCGCGCTGAAGCTGGTTGTACTCCATGAGCAGGTCGATGGTCTCTTGATCCACGCCGGGGATGGCCCGCATCTGTCCGAGATTCATCTGCTGCTGCTGGAACTGCGACTCGATACCGAAGCCCTCTGCGAACATGGAGCCCGGAGCGTTCTCCGACATCATGCTGCCCATGATCTGGGCACGTTGGAGGCCGAGTTGGTCCATCTGCTGGCCGACGTCCGTGCCGGACAGCCCCTGCAACTTCGCGATCTCCTCGTTGATCTTTTGGATAGCAGCACCGTACTGAGACGCTGCGGACAACCCTGTGATCTCGAAGCGGATCTGCATCTCCCTGAATTGCTCAAACTCCCCTAGGCGATCCACCAGATCGCTGACGTCGACCCCCTTGTCCGCGAGGTTCTGAAGCCGCGTCTCAAGGTTCTTGATCTGCTCACCCAGCTCCCGCATGGGGTCGAGCCCCGTCGAGAGGTCCTTGTTGAGCGTGCGGATGTCACGCGCCGTGCGGTCAGCCGCTGACTGGAGCCGCTTCTGAGCCTCTGCGGCATCGTCGATCGCATCAGTTGCGGCCTCTTGGTACTGGACGAGTTCGTCGACCGTGAGGTTGTGCTTCGCCAGCAGCTCGTTCAGCCGGGCCAACCCCTCGCCTTGGAGTTCGATGGCCTGAGTCTGCTCGTCATATTTGAGTTCGATCTGGCCGAGATCCAGCATCGTCTCGAACGCCTCACCGGCTGCGTTCTTGATCGACCGCATCGCCTGTGTGTAGCGATCTCCGAGCGCGCTGATCGACTGTTCCCGGGTCAGTTTTGTCTGGCTGCTGATCAGCTTTTCAACCTGATCTTGTAGGTTCGCAGCCGCGTTCTCGGCTTTCCTGAGCTTCTCCTCAGGGTCCCAGTCCTCCAAGAACCCTGCCAGTTTGTTGATGTCCGCATCGCTGAACGCAGCCAGAGGCGTTGCGTCCTTGTTCAGTTCTTGGGCCCGCTGCTCCACAGCGTCGAGCATACCAGTGAGCTTCTGCTGCGCCGCCGAGATCTGCTGGTCAATTACCGCCAGAACCTGCTGGATAGCCTCGCCAGTGACGTTCTGCGGCAGGTTCTCCAGGAATTGCAGGCGACCCTTGGTCAGCGTCTCGATCTGACCCATCAGATCCTGAGCCACGATGGACTCCGAGAATCCTCGCCGGAAGGATTCTGCGGCGCTTTCCCCTAGTTTGCGCTGGTAGGTGAACTGCACATCTCCCACTTGGCCCTTCATGACCTGCGTTTCGATGCTGATATTCATCAACTTCCGAGCGTGCTCTTCGATCTCTTCGGCCGCGACGCCCCACGTGTCCGCCCACCGCTTTACCGCCTTCGCGTCTCCTGTGGTCTGCGCGGCTAGAGCGGCCTGAGCCTGCTCCAGCTTGGACATCGGCTCGACCATATCCTCGTACTTGCCGCTGGCCCGGTTCAGCGCCGGGACGAGCGCCATGGCAACCGCCCCCAGCGCCGTCATCGCGAGGATCACCGGGTTGAGCCTCAGCACGGCCGTGGCAAGCCCGAACGTCCGAACAGCCTTGGCGAACCTCAAGAACGCCTCGCCAGCGAGGAACGCCTGAATCTTCATCGCTGTCAGACCAGCGACGGTTATGGTTGCCGCCACCTTGAACACATCGAAGGCGGTCATGATGTTCTTCATGAACTTCTGGGCCATCTCGCCGCCCGTGGCGAACGCGTGGTTCAGGTCGTTCAGGTAGTCGACCATCCCGCCGATCGCTCCCTTCGACATATCAGCGAACCCAGAGAACCGGGAGATACTGTCCATGAGGAACGTCATTTCCCGCCGGATGCTGACGAGTTGATCTGAGATCGGGAACTCGAACTTCTTGAACTTCTCCTCCAGATCTTCGACCGTCCCGCCCAGCGCGTCGGTCATCACCTCTGCGGTGATCTTGCCCTCTTTGCCGAGGGCGCGCAACTCGCCGACAGCCACTCCCATTGAGTCCGCGATCACGCGGGCGATCATGGGGGTCTGCTCCAGAATCGAGTTCAATTCCTGACCAGACAGTCGGTTCGCCGCGAGGGCCTGACCGAACTGCCGCAGGGCGCCCGTGGCTTCCTGCGAGGTCGCACCGGACAGCTTGACCGCCATCGCGAGGTTCGTCACCATCTTCGTGACGCCCTCTCCACTCAGGCCGACCTGATCGGCCGACATGGAGATCCGCTGCATGGTGTCGCCCACGCCATCTAGGGGCATGTGCATCTTCCGAGCAACCGCGACCACCGTCTGCATACGGTTCGCTGCTTCGGCGTTGTCCCGAGCGAAGACCTTGGCCTTGTTCGAGAGGTTCGTCATGTCGTCCGTCGCGTTGACGAGCGCCTTGCCAACCGCCGCGGCGGTGGCAGCGAGGGCGGCCATCGCGATCTTGAGGCCCTTGATCTGCTTGGTTACCTTGTCGGCACCCATCGAGGAGACGGAGATGACGACCTTGTGTGTATTCGTTGCCATGGGCTACCTCCTCTCCATTCTGCTTCCGCCATACCCAGCCTTGCCACGCGAGCCGACGTCCACGGACTTCAGTGCGACGATGATCGCCTTGCGGACGTAGTTGGTCGGGGCCTGTTTGGACGAGCCGAACTCCAGTTTTCCGATGTAGTGGACACCGTTCGCGATCGTTGCGCGCTCCGTGTCCTCCGGCAGCTTCGCGATCTCCCCCTCCGGGTCCGGCTCGTCATAGGTGCCGGGGCCCCCTTCGGAGAAGTCAGGGCTGGTGCCATCTGCGATGTTCCAGCCGTTGGTCGCACGCAGCGTGTCGCGTGGCGTGCCCTCCGGGGGGTTGCTCATCAACTCTGTGACGATAGCCCCGGAGACCCGTTTGACCGAGTCCTTCGACAGTTTCTCTTCAACGTCCGCCGTGATGTCTCGTATCACGGAGGATATGTTGGTCTTAATCATCCCCCTGCCCCCTATCTCCGTTTCCTCTCGGCTGCCCGCTTCTGCCTCTCGGCCTCCTCAGCGACCTCCTTGAGGTACACTGAATCCATGACCCGCATGGCGTGCATGAAGTCGTCGTATAGGTCCTCGTAGCGACCCAGGCCCAGATGTAGAGCGTATGTGTGACATGCTGTCCACGGGATCGCAGCCGCTCCTCCAGCGGTGTAGATCCGATCCCGACACAAATCCCAGAACGCCTGCACGTACCCCGCTTCGTCGTCGTCTAGGTCCGGCGGGATCATCGAGGCGGGCGGGAGCCTTCCGGCTTCCGTAGCCGCCTCGATGACCGCAGCCGCCTTCTCGCCATAGACGAGAGACCAGCGCAGGTACTCTGCTAGTTTCCCTCGCGCTCCTCCCGCTTCTCGCGCAGGAAGTTAGCGACGTTCTGCGACTCCTCCATGATGAGATTCCGCAGGGCCGGGAGGTCCAGCAGGAGCTGCTTCGCCAGCTCGGGCGTGTACTCCATCTCCTCACCGTCCCGATCCGTGACGCCATTCCAGCCGAGGATGATCGTCTCGGCGATCACCTGAGCCATGATCGCCTCGGCCACGTCTTCCTTCATCGTGCCGCGGTCGATCTGGTACTTGTAGGGCTTCATGAGCGCCTGAAGGCGCGTCACGTACTTCTTGTTCTGCGAGCCCGCCCGGGCCAGCTTGAACTCAACGGAGGTGTCTCCGTCCTGCACTTCGAGGATGAAGCCGTCGGCCTCGTCCACGTTCTCTTCAAAAAGGTCATAAATGCTCATTGTGGACTCCTTGTCCGTTGGGGGTTTTTGTGTCCGACTACGCGGACAAGGTGCTCATTCGCACCGTGTAGCCTGCCGTCGGGTGACGGAAAGCTGTCCACTCCAGCGTCACCATGACGTCGGAGTTCTTGCCTGAGATGTCGGGCGTGCCAGAGGAGAACTTCACCACCGGGAAGTCATAGATGATGGCGTTCTCGCCAGTGTTGCTTCCGCCGACGCCGTAGCTCGTGTACCCGAAGGACAACGAGAACTGCTCGTTGTCCAGTAGTCTCTGGACCTGCGTCTTGTCCTCGAAGTACATCGAGATCGAGCCGGTCACCGAGCACTCGCCCGCTCCGATGGATTCCGTGCCGAGCTTGCCGACCCGCTTCAGCTCTCGCAGATTGTTCGAGAGGGTGAAGGATGCGTCCGTGACCATGTCCAAGGGTTGGTCGTTGAGGAGTAGGATCGAGTCGCTGGCTCCCGTCGAGGGGCCATAGACAATCGTCTCCCCTAACACCGGGAAGGTCTGCGAGGCGTTGGACACCTGATATGTCTCCCCGATGAAATCATAGGAGACCGTGCCGATCGCCCCGCTGCTGATCGAGACGCTCATCGAGTCGATCTCGACGCCAGTCATGTACTCATAGACGCCGATGTCCAGGTACTGCTTTTCAACCTTGAACGGGTAGTGGGTCTGCCCGTTGTCGCGGATTCCCGCGTAGTGGATCACCTCACCACTCAAGACCGTGACGTCCTCATCGATGTCCCGGTGTAGCACGTAGCTGAAAGGCGCCCCGGCATCGTCGATGATCTTGTAGAATCCGTGCTCCCAGGGGGCCACATTTCCGGTCGGGATATGGATCCAGTCCCCGGCGCCGAAGAGGGAAGAGTTCGTAGCACCCGCGCCATCCGCGGTCAGAGTGGCCCCGGACTTGGTCCAGTTCGTACCTGACACGGACAGGCTACCCTCTGCGCGAGAGGCATACGATCCGATCGGTACGCCGCTGGGCATGAGCGCGAGCCGCCCGAGTAGGTTATTGTCGCGGTTGTAGGACGCCTCGACCTCTATCGAGCCCCCTATGGACTTGTCTACGAGGACGAGGTCGGAGACTTGGCGGTCAGATCGAATCACCTCGGAGGTGACGAACTCCGGCTTCTCTGAGAGGTCGCTGGAGTTGATGAGTTTGGCGTCAAAAGCGAACGGGCTGATATTGGAAATCACGCCCGAAAAAAAGATTCTTGTTCTGTTTGTATCTGACATGAGTGTCTCCGAAAAGGGCGGCGGGGTTCGAACCCCGCCGCCCTAAAAGGATCAGAACACAAAGATCCGCATCGTCTTACCAACCGTCACGTCCCGGAAAGCCTGGAACGAGAGGGCCAGCATGACGTCGGAGTTCTTGCCCGAGATGTCCGGCACGCCCTCGCTGAACTTAATCGAGGGGAGGTCGAACACGATGGACTTGCCGTCCGCGGCCGTGAAGCCGAAGGACAGGCGGGTGGCCGTGTTGTTCAGCAACTGGTCGAGGAGAGTCTTGTCCTCGAAGTAGACGCTGAGCGATCCGGTCACGTTGAACTCGCCGGAGCCGATCGAGATCGCACCCACCGTGCCGAGAGCGTTGCGCTCGCGGAGGTTGTTCGCAATCTCAAGGCTGAGGTCGGTCACAACCGTCAGCTCGCTGCCGCCGACACCGAGCGTCGCGACGTTGGAGCTGGAGTTGAACGGGCCGTCGTCGGGCGCAGCCGTCGTCGAGAGGCCACCGAGGCGGCCGTCCTGCACGGTGTGGCCCATGCCGAGGATGCCGAACGAGCAGGTCACGATCGCGCTCGACGACGCCGAGACGCTGAACGTGTCGATCTGACAGCCGTTCATGTACTCAGAGGTCACCGTCGCGTGATCCAGGAACTGGCGCTCGAACGAGAAGGAGGTCGGCGTCGTGCCGTTCTCCCACTTATCACCGGACTCGACCGCCACGGGCCCCGTGTAAGTCGGTACGTTGCCTTCGAGGGTCAGGGTGTCCCCGGCCTTCGAGAAGACGCGGAACACTGACCTGTTAATTACGCCAGACACGATGCCCGTGAGCCGCACGAAGTCGCCACCCACGATGGTCGCGAAGTCGCCCGCGCCGCCCGTGACAGCAGACCCGGACACATTCGCATCCGCGTCGAGCGTCGCGCCGCTGGACGTCGCTGCCGCAGACTGCATGATGCCCGGCAGGAAGAGGTCGAACGCGGTGGGGATGAGTTCGGAATCGAACCCACCGCCGACGGATTCATTCACCTTGACGAGGTCCGTGACTTGGCGATCCGAGCGGATGACCTCGGAAGTCACCGTCTCCGGCGTCGCGCCGAGATCACTGGAGCCCGTGAACGGGATGTCGGTGTATGCCCCGACTTCCAGGGTGCCCAGGACCGTCTCTTGTGCGGCTCGCAGGGCTACTCGATTTGTATCAGACATTTGATTCCTTCCTACGCCACTCGGTCGTAGTTAAAGTCGGCAGAGACGTTGATCTGAAAGTACGTTCCGTCTGAGCCTAGTTCGTTGATGTCAACATCGCCGATCCGTATGCCGAGCGATGAGGGGGACTCTTCCAGGCTGTGCGCGATGGCATCGCTCAACTCCCGGATGATCGTTGTCCCGGTACCTTGAGGCACGAAGAGCTGGACGTAGACCGTCCCGAACCTTCGGAAACGATTGTTCCCGACTGTGGTCCGGGTTGCGGTCGCGTGCCTGACAATGGCCCGTCCGAACATCGAGGGACGTTCGGGACGATCCACGTCCTGATTGTCGTAGTACAGGGGAGCCCCGTTCGCGTTCGCACTCCACACATTCGTGATCTGCGTCAGCAGGGCATCCTGCGCTTCGATTTGGTTCGACGCCATGATTAGTTCTCCACCGTTAGGATGTACATGACAGCAGTCGGACCTGGTTTCACCGTGACGACCTTCTTGATCTCCAAGGTGCGATCACCATCCACCAACTTCATCGCGATCGTAGGTTCCACGCCAAGGCCCTTGGCCGCGATAATGACCTGCGCGTCGTTCGTCTCCACGGGGGAGAGGACGAGCCGCGAAACGGCAGACAGGCGGGCTGTCAGGTCCCCAGCGTCTTCCTGCACGAACGCTCCGTAGGTCGAGTAGGTTGTTTCGGTGGTCGTGTCTCCAGCGGAGCCCCAAGGCTTCGCGGGATCTGCCAGAGTGAGTTCACTCTGGGAGAGTTGAATGGGTCGGCCGTAGCTCAACACCAGCTTCTGTGCGGTGTCGCCCAGCCGAGTGTAGATGTCACTCATCGCATCGTGCCTCCATTGCCGCCGTAGGCGAGAAAGCCGGAGGACTTGATGATTCGATCCGCAGCGGGGTAGGATACCGTGACCCTAGCCGACAAACCCGAGTCCCAGCGAGTCTCGGTCTCCAGAGATCCGACCTTGTCCCGCTGCATGATGACCCGGCTCTGGGTCGCGTCCTCCGCTGCCGGAGAAAGCTCGATGAGGGCCGTGCCGTCGCCGAGGACGAGCAGGGCGTATTCCATGGTCGCACTCGCGATCTCGACCGGAACAGATGCGGAGACGTCGTCGCCATTCTTGTTCAGGTACTCACTCTTGCGAGGGAACGTGAGCGCCTGAGTCGACTTGACCGGCTCGCCCGTGAACTTCCATCGGGCGTCCACGTAGTCCGTAGCGCGAACCAGAGCGACGACCTTGTCGGACTCGGTGGCCGAGGCCCAGATCGTGTTCCCGCGCAGGCTGTGGTACGTGTCTGCCTCGATGATCGAGACGTAGCTGTTCGCGTCGAGTCGGCCCGTGCCGTTCTCGACGACCATATCGGATGATGTGGGCATGTCAGTTCCTTCCGTCCCAATATGCAGCCATGTAGGCCACGATCATGTAGTCGATGCCCGGACCTTCCGTGTCCTGCCGCATCGTCAGTTCCTTCCTGTAGCGGTTCCACCTGAAGAACCGGCTGTAGGTATCCTCACCCGCCTCCATCAGCCGGATGTCCCCCTCGGGGCTCAGGCGGAAGTCAAGCAGCATCTGCCAGAACGGGTTGAACTCGTCGCGGACGACGGACTCGATCCGGCTCATCCACCGCTTCGTCTGACGGTACTGAGGGTTCCACGGCCGGAGTAGCCAGAGGGCGTGGGCGTTGATCGCGTTCAGGCCGTGGCTATACGCGGCTTGGAAGCTCACATTGTAGTGGGCCGTCGTGATCCATTGCCAGTCGAACCAGCTCTCGGTCTCGACCTCGCCCTCCGCGCCGACGGCCTTCGCCATGACCCTTATGAGGAGCCGCAGGCCCGCGTCCAGCTTGTGCGCGCTCGTCCCGTGAGTCTCGTAGTTGTGGTCCCGGAGAGACCATTGGCGGCGCTTCAGGGCCGTGTAGAGGGTCATCACCTGTCGGTCTACGACCTCGTCGATCATCGGGTCCGCGCCGCGCACCAAGGCGATGCAGCAGGCCAGCCCGAACATGACGCCCGTGACCTGATCGCGGGTCGTCTTCAGTTGGACCCAGTAGTCGCCGATCAGCTCGCAGGGCTTCTGGTCGAGGTACGCCGCGCCGCCGAACTCCTTGATCTGGTCCCGGTGCATCGCACGGCGAACCAGGACGCCGGGGTCGCCGGTCGCCCGGAGCAGCAGATCCGTTCCCCGCAGGGACATGCGGATCGCGTCCAGCTTGTCGTCAGACGGATCAGCCGCCCAGCGGTACGCCATCGCCCCGAGCATCAGGCCCGTGTACAGCGCATTGTCGTCGTCAGTCCAGTACAGCCCGTGAGAGTGCCTCGTGTAGGCCACGCCGTCGACTTGGTGGTTAGAAACATACCGTTCGAGGAGTTCCTCAGCTCGTTCAATCATGGGACACTCCTGTGTACGGGAAAAAAGGGGCCGGTGATTTAGGCTCACCGGCCAGAAGCCTATGGGTTGCTCAGAGTCTGCGTCGGGCAGGTGCTCGACGTCATGACCGCGTTGTCATTTCGGACGAACACCTCAACCTTGCACGCGATGTCAGTCGCCGGAGCGGTGAACGTCATGCTCGCCGTCCCCGGACCTGTCGTGACCAAGTTGAATCCCAAGGCGGTCGCATCATTGGTGTGCCCTTGGATTGTCAAGGTCACGCCGGGCTGAACCCATATCTCCAATCGCTTTTGTCGGTCGCTTGTCCCTGTGATCTCCGGCAAGGTCGCCGTGTAGGAGGCTCCTGCAAATGAGAACGCCGTGTACGAGGCATTCCATGTGGAAATCGCGGCGCCACCGTTAAATATCGCCGCCTCGCCCGACCCGATAGCTTGGAAGTTTGAGAACGAGGTGTTGGTCCCGCCGCCGCCAGCGCCGGGCACCCAGTTGGTGCCGTCGAAGGACAGAACGTCGCCGTTCGTCGGAGCCGTAGTCGTCAGATCTACGCCCGTCAGGTCATCCAAGCCAGGAGCCGTCTCGACGTATGCGCTGTCTGTGTTCGACCACGTCAGGAACTGTCCGTCCGTGTGGCCGGTCACCGTGGCCGTTGAGATCAGAGGGAACCACTTGGTGCCCGTTCGTCCAACGCCCCACCCGTACGTTCCGTTCAGGATGATGCTCTTGTCGACGTGCTGATACACGTCGATGACGGTGTGGAACCTTCCAGTCGACCCAGTCAAGCCCCAGTTGAGGCCGCTCTGACCCGTAGTCGGTCGGATCTCAAGCGGGGCGAACCCAAGCGAAGAGTCCGCATCAGGGTAGCGATACCGGATACCCTTGTTCGCGGACCACTCCCCGATTTCCATTCCGACACCAAATGCGCCGAAAGTGCCATCCTCAATACAGGACGTGGCCCGATCCGCCGTGACGCAGTTACTAGAGTGTTCGACGGAAAAAGCTGCGGGCAACTGGTATCGGCTGCCGGACGCCGTGCCCACCTCATGGACTGCGCTGACCGCCGCCCCAGAGAACGCAGGGTTGATGTTGGCCGTCTGGAGAACCTTGATGCCGGTCTGCTTCAGTTCGCCGTATGGCGTCACCTCCCAGTTCGCGCCAGAAAGCTCCGTGTGGTTCACCGTCTTCTCGACGTAGACTCGGTTCGTCACCTTGGTGGACGGGTCCTGCTCAACCTTCGTGATGGTGTAGCAAGGCGCGAAGTGGTACTCACCAGACCACATTATGTAGTTTGGGTACTTGAGGTCTTGCCCTTGCACATACCACGAAGTAGTGAATGACGGGGCCGGGTTGCCGGAATCCGTACTCCGCGCAACCTCGCTGATGCGGAGCCAGTAGTGGGTGTCCGCCGGGCCAGTACCTCCAGCGAAGTAGTCCATCGCCGGATCGTACATGCACCAGTTACCCGCGTCTACCGTAGCCGGGAGGTCACTGTCCAGAAGGAAAGAGCCCCTGACGCCGCCGTTGTTGGCGAAGCCTCGCAGGACGGACTGCTTCGGACGCTGCGGGCTGCTGCTGCTCTGGTCCGCGAGCGTCACCGAGAACACTTCCGGCGACCCAGAGATGACGAGCAACTTACCTACACCGACGAAGTTCGTCTCATATTCCGAGACGCCAGTAATGTCTACAGGTACCTCATTTCCCGTGGCCGCAGACAGGTCGCCGTCAAGAGTGCCGAAGCTGGCTCCCCAGTTGACATTCGTGACCAAGCGGATACCGTTAATGCCCTCATCCCCACCAGTCTGGCTTCCGCCTGACTGCAAGACTCTCAGGTGCATACCATTAGGGTCCGTGTCTCCGCCGCCCAACAACTCCGCGTTAATCATGTGCGCTTCGCCGGGTGACAAATTTGTCATCTGCATATACAAGGCGTTGGACTTGGTCTTGTAGAGTCCGGTACGGACACCGCAGTCGAACCAAGGCTTGGTCAAGTCCGAGCCCCCCGCACACCACACCTTCTCGCCATCGAGGTTGAAGATGGGCTCGAACTTGAGTCCCGATACCCACTTAGGTGATAGCACCGTCGTCTCGACGAAGTCATTAAGGCCATCACCGAGTAGGATGTTGTTGATGCCGTAGACGTTTTCCACACTAGACGCGGGCCAGTCTCCCTGCAAAGTCGAACTCGAACCCGCACCCGCGGACGCGGTCGGGTTGCAGGTGATCGAGACAGATGAGTTGTCAGCCGCGGTGAATGCGACGGAGAACTGCCCTGCGCCAGAGGTGAACGTGTGATTGCCAGAGGTAGAGGTTGACACCGCGGCCGCGTCGCCCATGGCCGTGCTGTGGGGTACCGTGGCGTCGGCACGGGGGGCCACCTGAAGGGTAGCTCCGTTCGATTGAAGCTGAATGGAACACTCCCCAGCGCCGCCCATCGACAGAATCGTCGAAGGCGACGTGTCCCTCGCACGCACAGTGTACGTCAGGATCGGAGTGCTTGATTGATCTACATTGGCAGTGACCGCGAGTGCGGACCCCGGGAGCATGGCGACCAGAATCGCCGTCAGGAAATACTTGAACATTGTGTGTCCTTTTTCGTTAGACGATGATGAAGTCGCCGTTCTCATCGAGGATCGGGTTGCCGTTCTCGTCCAGAAGTGCGCCTGCGGGAATGTCCCGAGGCTCAATGTAGTTTGGTCCGTAGGTCGCCGCCGTCGGGGTGCCGCCGTTGTTGCCAGAGTTAACGCCATCCCCGAGGTCGCCGCGTCGCCTCTGGACGATGTACCAGTTCTGCATGGCGAGCGTAGCACCTCGCCCTCTCTTGAGTCGTGCCATGTCGGCCTCCATGGGGGTGGTAGAACAAAAAAAGCGGCGGAGGCCGGAAGAGGTATCTGCACTACCTATCCGACCTCCGCCGCGTGGTGGGAGCTGGGGAGCCTGTGGCTCAACCTCGCCGCTCCGGGTTCGTGTTTAGAGAAGTTTCATCTCTCTGAGGACTGCCTGGACCTTGAGCTTGCGCTCGTCCTCTTCAGCCTTGAGCCGACGCTGGATCGCCTGCTGGCTCTGCCACATCTCAACGCTGTCCAGTTGCTTCGCTTTCGGCTGGACGGCCGCGATCTTTCTTCGCAGCTCGTGCAGTTCCTTGATCTCGTCTTCGAGGTCGTTGATCCGCTCCACGATCATCTCGAAGGCCGTGCCGAAGCGGTAGCCCTCGTCGCCGGGGAACAGGTCGTCGATCTCTGGTGAGCCCGGAATCGGGTTTTCGCGCTTCGGGGCCTTGGCGCGATTTTCTTTCTTGGGGGCCGCCTCTTCGGCGGCTACTTCTTCGATGGGGGTCTCTTCGGACATTGTGAACTCCTTCACTATCACAGATTGGAGGGGTGCATCCCACATGAGATGCGAGAGAAAGAGGGGGCACCGAAGTGCCCCCTCAGTCTATCAGCCGTTCGAGCGCAGAACCGCGAGCGGGACCTGCTTGCGCTGTCCAACGAGCGTGTAGGCCGTGGAGGCCGCCAGCTCTGCGTTGGTCGGGCTCTCGCCCGCAGCGACGTTGAGTGCGACCGAGAATCCGGCCGGGTGCAGCACGAACTCGCGTCGGTTCACGAGGTACTCCTCACCACCGCCGGTTCCGGCGAGCGGGTTGCGGTCGATCTCGGTTCCCACGCGGGGAGAACCGACGCCGTACTGGAACGCGCCGGGGCCGAAGACAACCGAGGTGTACATCGGCTGAACCGTGGTCGTGTCGGCCGCGGTTCGGCTCGTGTCGACGGTCAGGCCGTCGTCAACCAGCAGGGTCTTGCCCATGTAGGTGCCGAAACCGACGTCCGCCCGGCTCTCCGGGATGAAGTCGATCAGGTTCGCCTTCTGGAGGTTCGTGTGAACAACCGAGTGCAGCGCGATCGCCGTCACGTTGCTCTTGTGGTCGCCGAGGAGCTGGAACGTGTCGAGGAAGTCCGAGCCCGTCGCGAGGTTGCCCGCAGCCACGTCGACGTTGTCCGCCGCAGCGATGTCGTTGAGCAGCGAGGCCGTGCCCGCGATCAGACCAGCGATCATGCTGTTGACCATCAATTGCTCCTGGCGCACCCAGTACGCGGCGACGCGGCGAGCGATGGCGTCCATCGGGTCCGAGCCAGCGAGCTGCGCGCTGAGGTCCATCGAGGCCCAAGCCTGGTTCCGGTTGTGTCGGATCCCGATCTCCTTGTGAGACCCGATCTTCTCGGTGCCAGCGGTACCGGAGTCGCCCGAGATGTTCGCCTCGGTGTCCGAGAGGTCTTCCCACATCGGCATCTGGATGAAGTTGCCACCGCCCGCGAGGAACGCGTCGAGGGCTGGGTTGCGTGCGATCACGCCGGATCGAACGAGGAGGCTCAGCTCCGTGCTGAGTTCCTGGGTGTACGCCGAGAACACCTCGGGCACAACCACGTCTGCAATCTGAGTCGTAGCCATTGCTATTTTTTCCTTCTCAGGATTCGGGCGGTGGTGCCACTCGGCTCCTTTGCCCATTAGGTTGTTTATTCAGTTGTGTGGCGTGGTGTGCGAGGTTCTCGCACAGTTCAACCGAGCGGCGCTACATGCGCCGCTCGGGTGAGTCTGTTGCGCGATTAGTTTCCCAGTCCGAACTTGGCGGGAGACTCGCCAGCGGCTTTCGCCAAAGCCTTGGCTCGCGCGGGATCGGATTTGACAAGCCTACCGATCTCAGTCATGGAGAAAGTGTCCTTCGCGAACGGATTGGGGCCGCCTGCCGCGGCTCCGCCCTTGGAACCCGCCGCGCCAGCGGAGGTGTTCCCGGCGAACCAGTGGCTGCGTCGCCCCGACGCCTGCATCTCGTTCAGCGTCTCTCGGATGGTCAGCCCGGGCTCCAGCCCGACTCCGTCCTTGGAGACGATCTCTCCGAGGTCGTTCGTCTCGAAGTTGCGCTCGACGAACGGGATCAAATCCTCGCGGGCCGAGTCGACCAGCTTGACGCCCTTGTCGCCGGAGATCGCGTCCATCGCCGCATCGCGCAGCATGCGCTGATTGGCGGCAGCCTCGTGCAGCTTGATGGCCTCGCTGAAGGAGCTGTTCTGCTCCCGCAGGGCCTGAAGCTCACGGTCGAGTTCGCGCGTCTTGCGGGCCGCGAGCAGCTCGGCCCGGTCTTCCATCTCTTGCGGATCGCGGGCCTTCGGGGCGTTCTCCAGTTGGAATCGGAGATCGTCCGCCTCGTCGCGGAGCTGCTGGATCTCGTCCGCAGTCATGTCAACGCCGCTGAACCGCGACTTGGTCGCTTTGTGAGCTTCACGCTCATTCGCGAGTGCCGCCTTCAGTTTGTCGACATCGTCCTGTCCGGGGCCGTCGATCTCTAGGGCGAATCCGTCGCCGTCCTCTACGTAAAACTTCGCCAGACCCTCCGGCGCCTCTTCGAGTGAAGTAATCCTTCGCTTTAGCATTGTCGTTTGTCCTTTCGCGCATCATGCGCGTCTGGTCGGCCTCGGGCAACATGCCTCCGGCCTTACGGGGTTATCCCGCTGAAATCGTTGGGTACCCACCCGGCCCCCGCTAAGGGGCCGGGCAGGGAGGGTGACTACGCGTCGTCACCCGTGGGCTCCTCGTCGTCCTGCGCGTCCGCAGGGGTCGACTCGTCGCCCGGTTGTTCGACCCCGGCCACCAGAGCCGGAGTCGGGGGAGCTGGCTTCAGCAACTCGGTGATCCCGTCGGCCTTTTCCTTTCGGATCAGATCGATTTCCTCCTCGAAGGTAAGCTCCGTGTAGTCGCGGTCGCGGAGCTTGTCGTGGATGGACTGTGCAGAAATCGGGAGTCCTTCATTTTGAGCCTGTTGCAGATTCAGCACGTCTTGTGCCGCTAGATGGTCTTGGGTGAAGTCTAGGTTCGGCTTCACGCGGACCTCGTTGGGGTCAGCGCCCACCCAGAGGGCCATTTGTCGAAGTGCCTGCTCCAACCCGGAGGCGGCAGTGAGAGCCACTGTCGTCAAAGTTGTAGTCTTCGCTGCGATTCGGACCTTGAGCGCCTCACCGGACTCGGCCTGTGCTGCCGTGTTTTCCAGAAGGCGCGAGCCCTCGCTCGAAGCGTTTCGGTAATCGTCTCCCAATGTTAGGCGCTGCTCAGTGAGACCCTCTGAGGTCACGCCGATGAATTTCGCGTCTCCGTCCGGCGGAAGCCTCACGACGGCTCCGGCCCCTACGCGGATCGGCTGGTCGTCGTCGTCCTCAGTTCCATCCCCGACACCAATCAGAACGAGCGTGTCCTGAGCGGTGAGATGCAGAGCCTGCCGGTAGTCCGCCTCTCCGCGGTAGATCGCCAGAGCGGACTCGGAGAGCCCGAGCAACGGGATTGGATTGGGGGTTGCGCTAAGGTCTTGGGACCCGATGATTGTGAAAGGAACGAAGTCGAGCGTTCGGCCCCGATAGCTGGGCGCCACCGGAGACGTCACGAGCGCGTCTTCCTCGGTCCAGGTCTGGTACACCCCATCCCGCAACTCGAAGCTGCGGTAGAGGATGTCCGTGGTCCAGTCGTACGTGTCGCTGCGGCGGAATACCTCCTCAGCTGTCACAACGAAGTTGAAGGGGTTCTGTCGCCCGCGGGAGATAAGGCTATCGTCCCAGTTCAAAATGGATCGGCCTTCGTACGAGACGAAGTAGGGGAGGCCTTCGCCCTCCGGCACGTCGATCGCGAGGCCGAAACGCCCGTAGATCAGAATCTGCTCGACAATCCGTCTGTGCAGCGTTTCGAGCGATTCGCCCTCCAGCGTGGCGCTGTCGAACAGCTCCTCCATGCCCGCAGGCAGCTCATAGACGCTGGGGTCCTTGAAGGCGAGCCCCGTGAGAGTCCGAGCGGCATTCCCGACCAAGTCGGGGAAGATTGCCCGGGTCTTGTACGCCTCGTACGCAGATTTCCCCGGCTCGCGGTCCAGATTCGGGCCGCCGTCGATGAGCATCGAGCGGGTCGCGGGGAGGTACCTTGTGCCGTGCATTTTCACGACCCGGCTGCCTGCGTAGCAATGCGCCATCTGGTCGTAATCGAGGCGGAATGCCTCATACAGCGGGTGCGCCACGTCTAATGTTGCCATTGTCTGTCCTCCTTGCCGGGGAGTTGGCCCCCGCCGCGATTTTTTTGCAATAGTAATGTACGGCGGGATGGCGGGATTCGCCATTATACCCATATTATAGCACGAAATGCGAGAAAGTTCTAGTTTTGCTAGACCATCCCGGCCGTGTTGCCGAACGTGGCGGGCTTTCTGAACGGTGAGAGGGCGATTATGAGCGCCTCAGCCCGGTCAGGAGATTTTACGCCCCGTCTCGACAGCTCATCCTTGGACTCGATCGCGATCTTGCCCGTATCCAGCGTCTTGTAGCCGGGAAGGGTGATCTGGAGGAGGAAGTCCTTGTCCGAATCCGGCAAAAGGAGCAGTTCGTCGATGTCGTACTGTGCGCCCGTCTCGGGGTCGTTCAGCCAGCACCAGTGTTCGTGCGTTTTTCGGAGCCGATCGCGCAGCGTCCACCAGACCTCCGCTTTCAGGTTGCGGAACTTGTCCTTCGCGCGGCGACCGTCGGGCCACATGTTGGTCGTCGGAGAGTTTCCGACGTTGATTCCGCTCGAAACGACCGGAAGCCTCCGCAAAGTGGACGCGACGCCCTTGCCAACCCCGATCGAGTCGAACTTGAGGCGCGTGACCTTGTCCTGCGTGGCTAGTCGTGAGAGCTTCTCAGCCGTCCGGGTTGTGTCCCCGTCGACCCAAGACACAAGGTCGCCCACGATCGGCCCGTAGAGGGCGATGTAGGTGTTCTCAGCCACCCCGCCGCCGATGTCCGCGCCCGCGACGGGCGTGTACCGGCTCTTGTCGGGCAGTTCGCCTCGGCTCTGGAGGTATTTTCGCAGCGCCACGGACGAGTCGACCCACTCCTGACGCACCGTGGACTCCTCACCCGAGGTGTCGAAGTCCAAGTCCAGCTCCTGCGCGATCACGCGCGGGTCTTGAAGGCGCTTTCGCTCCTTCTCGTACCACTCGCGGTCCTTGCGCGGGTCCTGAGTCCAGTGAAACGCGAACGCGCGGACAGCCTCATTGTGGAACCACTTGTCCGCGAACGGATTCGCGGGCCCGTTCGGGGTCGATACGTCGATCCGCATGTTGCAGTTCTGGGAAAGGGCCGCGTCGACTGCCTCGGGGCGGTCGATGAACGCCGCTTCGTCTACGAGGTAGGCGGTAGATCGGCCACCGCGGCCGATGTTGTCGCCAGCTTCGCCCGTGATTGACGATCCCGTGACCGGGTTGACGATATTGAGGCGTCGCGCGTCCTCGCGCTCCTTGTAGCCGTAGGGCAGTAGCTCCTTCGGAAGGTAGCGCAGATAGATTCGGACCTTCTCAAGCAGGGAGTCCGGGCTGCCAATCTTGTCGACGAGGTCCTCTTTGCGCGAACCGACCGATCCCTTGAATCCGGGCGAGAAAAGCCACTTGTATGTGAACCAAGCCAGGGACACAACCGAGACGCCCATATCGCGAGACTTGCCGACGACCATGTCTTGGCCTGCCGCGTATGCCTCTTCGAGCGCCTCGATGTACTCGATCTGGCGAGGGAAAAGAATGAGGGGTACGGTGGTGGGAAGCCCGCGCGCACCGAGGCGAGGATCGTAAGTCACAAGCCAGTCCTCAATGAACGCGCAGGCGTTCCCATCAGCGTAGTACCGCTTCACGATGTCCCAGGCCCCATCCTCTCGGATCTTTTCGAGCTTCTGGGCACGCTTGCGGAAGATAACGGAGTAATCCATGTTCCTGAAGTCGACCGCGTAGGGCGACACGTACTTTGTATTCGGAGTGTACGGAGTGTTCGGGTCGTACCCGTTAGCTCTCAAGGACATGATGGACCTCCTACCACTTCTTGCAGCTCCAGTACCCGGCCGTCAGCTTGGACTTCTTTTCGTCGCACTTGTGACGGGCGCGGAAGGACTTCCGGCGCTCCGGGTTGGACTTTTTGATCGTCATGTTCGGGTCGCCGAATCGGACGATCTTCACCTTGTCGCCTTCCTTCGCGAGGACGGCGAACTTCTTGCTCTTGCCGGGGGTGCGCTTCGGCTTGTTGAAGCCAGAGAAGGTCTCACCGGCCTTCTTGAGTTTGCCGCTGGAAGTCCGGGTCACACCCGAATACTTGGTCTTCCTCGCCGCGGCCTTTTTCTTTGCTGCCATGATGTTCCCTTCGTCCCAACAGAGTCCGTTGTGTCGAGCTGGGTGACTTGCGAAATATTTTTGCCAGTAGGTATGTGTCACTCCTGTGGGGGTTCGGGTGATTAGTTCTACTACTGAGCCTCGGGCTCACAGAGCTGGTTCTCCAGCCAGTTCCAG